AGTGATTGATCCTGTTTTTCAGAACACGGAAGCACCTACACATTTAACTTCTGGCACGTTTGTTTATCCACCGATCAACGTAAAAATTATAACCTAATGGAAATTACATTAGTAGGCAGAACAATTAAAATCGTAGATACAAAAACTTTCATTCTACGAGAGGGTAATTTGGTCGATGTAAAAAATCGCAACGATTATGTCTTAATTGAGACAGATCAAGGAAACGTACCACAGCATATTCGGATTTACCGTAAAGATGTGATTATTCCTTCGTCAACTTCTTTGGATGATCTTTATTCTCAGGTAAGAGGGTATTTCGATGCTATTAAAAACGAACCACTAAATACCTAAACGTGGAAATTGCTATAGTCGAAAAATCATTATTGATAACCGATGGGAATAATGTGTGGAATTTGGATCAATTCGATCTTTTAATCCCACCCTATAAAAGTCCTCAGGGGTATATATTGTTCAATTTTCGCTCTACTAAGTCAAATAAAGGCACTTTCGAGATAAGGATTTATCCCAACGAAGTTTCTCTGCCTGTTCACTCTGGATTGGATTCCTTGTTTATTACGTTTAACAGCTGGTGGAACCTTGCACAGCGCAGACGTGCATTTGACGACGTTACAGAGCAGTTTAACAACATCGCATCTATTCTATCTATTTATCCTATCGGAGTGCCTAGTCTCATGGTTGGCAATATAGAAACCGCTACTCTTTGGCTGTGGACTATTGACCACTGGATTGACACCCATATTCCCAATAAACTAGGTGGGATAAGAGACAGGACACCATTTCCATTCGTAAACACTAATTTACCAACTATAACCGACTATCAGGCTATCTACTCAGCTATCTATACTCAAACCCCTACTGTTTCTATCTGGGCTTACGATCAGGATGGTAAATACACTCAAAGAAGTGAGACAGCACAAACAACCATGGTTGACGGTAAGATCGACACCATTTATTTTGAACTACCGCAGGAAATGAGCGGAAATATAATTCTATCATGAGAAAGCTACTTTTACCAATATTTATCTTTTGTTCGTTCTTTGCTCATGCACAGAACAATCAGGACACCCCACCAACTGGAAGTAATTTCAAGTCCATTTCCACGCACTCTATTTCGTATTACGTCACCGATTCTTCCGTGTGGCTATTCAAGGGAGCGACCTATGGATGGAATGAATTAACTACCCATAAGCAGTTAAAGCACGTAGCAGATTCGCTGGGTAGACTGGGATACACAAAAGTAGAGGTGAATAATCTTTTGGCATTAAAGCTGAATTGCGCAGATTCGCTGAACAAATACATAACTCCCTATTATTTAAGTCAAAACTATCTTAAAAAGACTGACACAACTTTCCTGAATAAGCGAGATATTGCTATTAACAATAGACCTAAATGGTCAGACACCACTTATTTGAACAAGAGGGATGCGGCTATTAATTTACGCTTAACTTCGGCTGATATAGCAGGTAAAAAGGATAAAACAGACAGCACATTAGGAACAGGCTACACTTCAAGGGATAGACTTGCTACTCAATTAGCATTAAAACAAAACACTCTTACAAATCCATTAACCCAAAATGACACTATTTCGAGGGTTGGAACTAAATATAATTTAACTGGAAAGGTAGATAAAATCACTGGCAAAAAGTTAAGTACTAAGGACTATACATTAAGTGACAGTACAAAACTGGCAGGTCTGGCAGCACAACAAAGTTCCGACTGGAATAGTGTAACAAGTCCGACGAATATTCTAAACAAACCCTCAATTCCCGCAGCTCAAATACAATCAGATTGGACACAGGCCAGTTCAGGAAGTTTGGATTATATTAAAAATAAACCTACCATTCCTGTAATCACAGGTAAAAGAGATATATCTGACACTATTGCAAATTCAGGGACGGCAACTAACTATAATTTAACCCAACAATTAACCTTTTCAAATAAAAATAGAGGCACTGCACCTGTTATTATATGGGCTGGTAATTCATTAACAGTTGGATACAGTAGTCCAGGATATTCCTATCCGCCTTCGAGCTATGTAGTGGCTCCTGAATATAACGGAATTACATACGAAAAAATAAACTTAGGGGTAGGAGGTTTAAGGGCTTCGGAAATTGACAGTGCTATTGGTGCTAGACTTGTTTCTGAATACAGAAATAGGGCAGGAAAGAATATAATGATAGTTCAAATTGGAGTTAATGATCTAGGGAATTCTGTAACACCGGGTAGAACTTATTCTTACTTATCGGCATTTTGTTTAAAGTATAGGGCGATGGGATATAAAATACTTGTATCAACGCTACCTTCTTCAGCTCTTTGGTATGGTAACCCAAGCCGGGAACCGTATAACGAAATGATAAGAAACGGGTACGCTAATTTTGCTGATGGTTTAATTGATTTAGGAGGTGATTTTTTAATTGGTAAACCGACTTCTTATTCAGATACAACATACTTTACTGATGGGGTACACATGACAGAGGCAGGGTATCAGGAAATTGCCTCACAACAAACAATTGCATTAAACTATTTGGTAACACAAGAAAACTTCAAAAATTTAAACTCTTTATCTATTGGTGATCCTGGGTTAACTTCACACTACGACATGACCAAATTACAGGTATTTGGAACGAGTAAGGCAAATCAAACAGTGGGAACAGAAAGAATTGCATTATTTTCAAGACAATACAATGAAGGTGCTTCATTCCCTCAGTCTGTATCCTTTAACTTAGGTAGATATAGTGTTGAATCTTTTACCTATAGGCCCCGTACAAGGTTTGATATATCATTTGATAATGATGATTATGTTAATAGTTTTACTACCCCCAATAAGGTTTTAACTTTACTTAGTAATGGACATGTAGGGATTAATGATACACTGCCATCGGAATACTTATCATTACCTCAAAATATGTCGTTAAAGGGAGCCACATCAGGGAGGGCAATTATTCAAGTTTCGGCAATAGCAGGAACACCAACACTAACATTGCCAACTACAACAGGCACTTTGTCACTAAGAGGTGACAGCACAGTATTTTCAAGCGTTTATCAGAATGGATTAAAAGCAAATAAATCCACTACAGTTTCAGGTTATGGAATAACAGATATTGCAACTTCAATAGGACTTAGTGGTTATCTCCCCCTATCAGCAGGTAGTGGTCAGGCTTTGACTGGTACACTTTATGGTACCACAGCCATCTTCTCTAATCTTACAGCTAACTACCTACCTATGCATACAGCAGGGGGATTAGTTAATAGTCAAATATATGATAATGGAACAAATGTTAGTATTGGCACTACAGCTTCCGTTGCAACTTTAACCCTGAAAAGCCAGGGGAGGATTCAATGGATAACTGGGAATATAAATACAGATAGTCGTTCTTGGGCTTTTGATAATGATGTTTTAGTTAATGGAGATTTTCATTTATTAAGTTCTGTAAATAATAGCAATACTGTTAGTAGAAAAGTGTTGTCTTTTAGTAATGATGGTAATGTTTCAATCCCTTCAGCCACCGCCTCAACCTCTAGTACAACAGGTGCATTAGTTGTGGCAGGCGGAGTTGCTGGTAATTCGGCCGCATTTGGTTCGTTAGTAGGCACAGGCACAAGAATGGTAGTTGCTGACAATGCTGGAGTAATAAGTACACAGGCAATACCCTCAGGTGTTGGTGGGGGTACAGTGGTATCGGTATCAGTAAATTCATCTAACGGCTTTGCAGGAACTTCGTCAGGGGGCGTAAATCCTGCTTTAACCTTATCAACTACCATAACGGGTTTATTATTAGGTAATGGCACAAGCGTTTCAGCCGTAACTAACAATTCAGCTAATTGGAATACTGCCTATGGATGGGGCAATCACGCCAGCGCAGGTTATTTAACTTCAGAGACTGACCCTAACTCTATTCACAATCAAACAGGAACTCAAAGTAGTGCCAACTTTAATATCGATGGTAATGGTTATTTAGGTGGTTCAATAACAGCTTCGGGTGGCGGATTTAACTCACTTCGTAGTCTTAAAAACATTCACCCTGATTGGGTAGGTACTGCCACTGGTGAATTAAGCAAGTTCAAGTTAAGAGACTTTAACTACAAGACAAGACCCGAAGTTGATTCGACTTTAGGATTTATTATTGACGAAATTCCGAAATCAATTGCCAAGTATGTACTAATGAATAATGGAACTGCAATTAACACCTACACCTTGCATGGGTTAGAGGTTAAGGCTATTCAGGAATTGACAGAAAAGAATAAGGAATTGGAAGCAAGAATTGAGAAACTTGAAAAACTACTTATAAAATGAGAAAGTTACTATTAATATCCCTACTGTTTTTATGCTCGTTTGGTCAGGCTCAGATTGGATGGAGTAGTTTAGGTTCAAACCAGTGGGTATCTTTTCAGGATGCACAGGGTTCAGGCATAAGTCAAAAGATTCCTCTTCCTGATGGGATTAACTGGATGACAAAACAGGCTGCTATGTATTATTTAGACATAGACACTTCTTATTTGGTTGGAATGCCGATGAATCAGTGGATAAGCAAAACCCAAACCATAGCATATCCTGCAAGCAATTCAATTGACTGGACTTATACTGTTTCTGCTGGGATATATGGAGACTATATGACCATAACAAAGAACGGTACTTCAATGGTCAATGTCACAGATTCAGATTATGGCTGGTTTTCTGTTGCCGAAGGTGACGTGGTAGTTATTACAGTACACTCCTCATCAGGTCAGTCCGATGGAGAAAATGCTACACTTGGAGTTTACGGAAATAATCTAAATTATTTCAACTCTGTTAATGGGTATAATCAATCAGTAGCTAAGACAATTACATGGTCACCTAAAATGCACGAACTATCTGTATATGGGTATGTCCAAACTTCTAGCTATACGGCTGTATATCAAAACGTAGCTATCTCAATGGATAAGATAAAAAACAATTGTTCCTCTGGATATAGCGGATCTATTATTACTTATACTGTGCCGGCCAATACCTACACTGCTTCAAGTCAAAGTGATGCTGATAACATGGCTATTGATGACGCAAATATGAATTCACAAGCTTATGCGAACGCTAACGGTAGTTGTACATTAAATGACGTGAGTACTGGTTGCTATAACTCTTTTATAGTGACCTATAACCCTGACCTAGCTTTAGGTTCTGGAGTTTATGTAATGATGGGCATACACGATACAGTAGGCATGTATAGGATGGATATAGTTGGCAGTCATTCAATAGGTGTACATGATGGGGATTCAATCTTCATAAAAATACATTTTCCTGCATACACCCCAAAATTATTGGGAGTTAATATATTAGGGCAGGCGGTTTGGAAGCACCCCCCTGTACTATCATTAACAGGAGGCGCAGTAGCCGGTGCTGCGGGAACGGGAACGCTATTTATTGCGGCTTCTACCCTTACAGGCGGTGTTGTATTGGCGGCGACAGTTTTAGTGCAAGGTCTTATGAATTTACTTACCTATACACCTAACTACGATCTAAATACAACCTCCTATGCACCTAATCATGATCCTTATGATATATGGATGAAAGAGAAATATGCGTGTGATCAGGGGAACATACGCTTTATAATTACTAATCTAATGAAATAAATTAACCAATATGAAAAAACTATCTAAAAATCCAATTGTAATCATCGGAGGTACACTTCTAATCTTACTACTATTGTTCTTTTGGTTCGTACCAAACGCTTCAGCACAGGAAAAACCAAAGCCCGACAGCACCCAGGTTTATCAATTTACTATTTTGCCTGCTAATTTCAACACGGCAAATAAAATCTTAAATGATAAATTTTGCCCTAAAGATAAGTCAGGAACCGTAAGTGACACCGTACTTTTACAAAGTGCAATGAACATGCTTTTCTCAAACGGGAAAGCAGTAAAGATTTTAAATCCTGAAAAGGAAGTAAAGAAAATTTCACCAATTAAAAAGTAAAATTATGAACGCAAATCAAAACATGATTGTCAAATGGCTGGGAGAAAACATCCAAAGGCTATTCGCTAAAAGTCCATTGTTTTTTCAAATATGGCAAATCATTTCATTTATTTTAATAGCCATTACATGGATACCGGATTTATTAAATCTAATTCCGGGAATCTCTATCCCTGACCTATGGAATACTCAAATTACGCTAATCGTAAAATATGCTTCGCTTGCGACTTTGTTTATGTCCTCACTTTCTACTCAAAGCAAAGCTGTGGGAGTTACGACTAAAACGGCTGCGGGTATTCCTTCAGGAACTGTAATTAAGGCTACTGATACCAAATTACCTTTTACGGTTCAGGCAGAAAAAAATACCGCAAGTGTTGCAGAGGTAAAGACAGTAGAAGTTACGACGGTAAAATAAATTATTTTAACCCAACTTGTAAATAATCCTTACGAGTTGGGTTACCTTTCGGAAAAACACGGATTAATAAACAAGTGAAATGATGACGCAACAGGAAAGCATCAGCCTCAAAGAACACTTTACGGCTATAATGAAAGAAAGAGATAACTCTTTTAACGAGCGTTTTGACGCTCTTGAAAAACTAATTAACAGCAACTCAAAAGAAGCTAAGGAGGCAGTTAAGTCGGCACTTGATGCACAGGAAAAAGGGACAGGTGCTGCTTTTGCCGCAGCGAATGCCGCAGTCCAAAAAGCTGAAATAGCCGCAGAAAAAAGGTTCGATAATTTTGTAGAGAATTATACAAAGGCTCTTGACGCAGTAGCAAAACAGGTTACGGAACTACGGGAGTCCCGAAGTGGCGACACCGGAAAAGATACGGGTCGAAAAGAGATTGGAATTACATTAAGCAATGTTATTTTAGTGGTGATAGCACTTGGAGCGTTACTGATTAATTTCTTAAAAGTTAAGTTATGAAAACAAATACATGGACTTGGATTGCAGTAGTTGGACTTTTATTGGTCGGTGCATTAATCGGTTGGCAGTTGACAAAGGCATTTACGCCTAAACAGCAAATTAAGAGCGATACGGTTGTAATTAAGCACCTTGATACCATAAAATTCAAGGTAAAAGATACTATTTACAAAAAAATAAATCATACCGACACTATAAAAAAGAACATATCAATACACGATACCGTAATGTCACATACGGATTCTATAAAAATAATCAAGGCATTTTTTAAACGTACAGGAATAACTAGGATAATACTCGACAACGACACTATTTACTTAGAGTTAAGAGATTCTATTACTCAGAATCAAATTATTTCAAGCGTAGGAAAATATGTATGGAAACTCGCAACACAAACCATAAACAATAATCCAGTCGCCAGTCCGTCTAATCAACTCTATTTAGGCGTGAAATTAGACGGTTTAAGCACGGGTTTCGGTATAGGTGGCACAATTCTATTAAAGACACGTAAAGAAGCTATTTGGAGCGTAGGGATTGATTATATACCTATACTATCAAAGCAGCTTATATATTCAATTGGTAGGAACTTCAAAATAAAATTATAATGGCTGATGTTTTAAAATTGAAACCACATATCTTGCAGTGGGAAGGTCTTTGGTCGTGTGATCCACTCGATCATGGTGGTGCGACAATGAAAGGTATAACATTTAGAACATATCAAGCATACTGCAAACTTAAAGGAAAACCAGAACCAACCCTCGATGACTTAAAAAACATTTCAGATACAGAGTGGACAGATGTATTAAAAGTTATGTTTTGGGATAAATGGAAAGCTGATGAAATCAAAAATCAATCAGTTGCGAATACTTTAGTCGATTGGTATTGGGGATCTGGGAAATGGGGTATAGTTATTCCGCAAAGAATATTAGGTGTCCATGATGATGGTTTGGTCGGACAACATACTCTGTCTGCTTTGTCAGAAGTAAATCAAAGAGGTTTTTTTAATGCGATTTATTTTGAGAGGTCTAAGTTTTTACATAATATTGTAAAAAGAGATCCTTCTCAGGAAAGATTTATAAAAGGGTGGATAGGAAGATTAAATTCCTTTACTTATTCAGATTAATATTGTATCTTTGCCTTATCGTGTCGCTGCGGTAGAAAATTTATTGTAAAAGCCTAACCCGGAGAGACAGCGACCTCGAAGGGATTAGGCTTTTTTGTTTCAATTAAATAATTATGACAGGAGTATTTGAAGACTTAACAGGTAAAAGGTTTAACAGACTTACGGTTATCGGTAAGGTAAAAAACACAAAATGTGTGACATGGGAATGTAAGTGTGATTGTGGGAAAACAATTTATGTTACCACACAGCCACTAAATAGTGGGCACACTAAAAGTTGTGGGTGTTTCAAGGGGGATAAACTAGGAGAGTTTGCTACTACACATGGAAGGAGTGCAGAGAACAAAAGGCTGTATAATATGTGGAGGGCTATGATTGATAGGTGTTATAATAAATCTATTGCTAATTATAAAAATTACGGAGAAAGGGGTATCTCGGTATGTGAATCATGGCAGGATGTAAATGTGTTTTTTGAATGGGCATTAAAAAATGGGTATGAGAAAAACCTACAAATAGATAGAAGAAATAATGATGGGAATTATTGCCCTGAAAATTGTCATTTTGTAACAGCGTCGTACAATAGCAGAAATCAAAGGGTAAAAAAGAGCAATACAACTGGATTTGTGGGTGTTAGTAAGGAAACAGGGAGAGAAACCTATGCTTATGCTATTAACTGTGGCAACAAAAGATATAGAAAGGCTGGATTTCCAACAGCAATGGAATGTGCAAAAGCAAGAGATAGGGTTATTGTTGACAATAAACTAGATGGATTCAATCTTAATAAATATGAATAAAAATATCATAACCTATTGACTAGGTGTGCGGTAAGAAAGTATGGGACGTGGAGGCGCTACACCAAGAATCTCTTTTGCTGTCTGTACCAAATTGGCAGTGCTTCCGGCTGGCAGTTTTATCTCGTCGGTATCAGCCATGGTCTCGAATGAGGGTATAGCTTCGATAATTAAATCCATCTGCTTTGTCATTCCCCACAGCCACACTTCCTGTCCTTTTACTTCAAAGGAAACAGTTCCGTCAATTTCATTTATTTCTCCTATCAAAGAGTGTTCATCCATACGTATAGGGACAAACATAAGCTCAGGTTCAGATTGCGAATAAACCCTCGTTGCATCCCCGATAGTCGGGAACTGCATCACAGAAGTAGGTAAGGTACAGATTGAGATGTTTTCATCATGCCTTACGCTTGTCACATGGTATCTATGCAGGTAGTCATTAATAAAAGCCGGTTCCTGCTTAAATATATCGAAATAAATATCACCCAAAGCCATTCCAAGGACACGACTAATAAGTCCTCTGGAATAATTGTTATCAGGGGATAGTTGAGTCAAAACGTCAACGAGGTCAGATTTTATCATTATTGCTGTTTTTGTTGAAAGCCACCGGTGCGGTTAATCATCACTATTTGGTAAACCTTCTGGACAAATTCCTCATAGGCCCACACAGGAATATCTAACTCAATAGATTGACTTACGTACCCATTTATGTTATGTTTGGTATGGGTAACTGAGGCCATAATAATAGCGTCTCCTAATGCTTGATATTTTGGATTAGTAGCCGGTGCAGTGGTGTCGGTATTTAACACTGCTGTGATTACCTTGTAAGCTATTCCTATGTTGGTCACCCTTGCCCCTACAGAATACGCAGTAGAGGCAGTCCATGCGGCGACAGCCCTTACTAAATCAAGATTAGCTCCATTTGTTACTAGCCAACTTCCAGGTTCCATATAATAAAATACCTGATTCGCATCAAAGACATAGTCAAAGAAAACACTGAGCGGTAGTCGGTAATAAACAAGTGTGGCTGTGGTTGGATTATTAGAAATAACGACAACTCCTTGTTCTACCTTAGCAAAAGCCCTTGAATTTTCGTAGAAAGGGTTGTGAACCAGATAGTTATATCTCGTTGGGTCGAGAATGGTTACATCAAAAAAACCGACAGTTAAGGCTTTCTCAAACATAAAATCAGTAGGAACATTAAAAGGGGGTGTAATCACTGCTGATTTTACAAGCTGAACCAGTGGATTAAATTCATTGGGAACTATATCCATCTTTTGATTAATAGGCGTAGACCTTAGTTGCCCTATAATGGTTGAATAATAACCGGACTGTGCAAGTGTGGCTGCCCGACTGAATTCTTCAGGTGTAAATGTGTAGCCACTCTGGTCTTTATTTGTTAAGAAGTTGACCTGCTGGAAGATATCATACAAATTGGCCATTATACTATTGGTATTATTATTGGGTTAAAGTCATTAAGGATATTTACGATATTGGCATAATGTCCGGAGGTATCCAGACTGAAGGTTTTGGCGAAATTGAACATCACTATCTCGTTCTGGATTGCGATAACATTGGGTAGCATCTTATTTGCCATGGCTGCGTTAGGCGTATTCCCGACCAATCCGGCAAATGCGTAGTACGTGTTAAGGAAATTGGCTATATTTGTGTAGTCTGCTTGTGTCCAGTTATGGAGTGCGAAAGTAGCGGTGTAGGTAGCATCTACTGAAGGAGTGATAGAAAGAAGTGCGTTAACGGTGGTTGACCCCCCAGTGAGTACCCAGTGGACAAAATCATACCCTACCAACGGAACCGCTATAAGGCTAATCGGTGTACCTATTTCTTGTAGTCCAGTTGCGGGTGACGCTGTACCTCCAGTATTTGAATTTATTGTTATGGTTACTTGACTCATATCGCAATTATTTCTACAAAGATAGGCATTTCTACAAAATTAATCAAGACTAAATCTAAATAAGGTTTTGGAAATAAAAAACCACACTCAATTGAATGAATGTGGTTATACTTTGCGGTGTTATTGGTTTTCCTGATTGTATTTATTCAGTAGAGTTCTAATATCCTTGATTGGCAATGATATGGTTGTTATCATTCTACTTTCGTCTGTGGGTAAGTAAATCGCTGCTTCGGGGAACTGCTCTTCGACCCTCTTGAATGTACCCAGAGAAATAAGTGTTGATTCAATTTGCGTAAAAAGCAAATCCATGTCTTTTCTTAATTGCTTTAGGTTTTCGTTTCCGCTTCTAATTGTTTCGTATTCATCCCTGGTAACGAGAATGGACTTATTGTCATACCCTTCTTTACATGGAATATTCCGTTTCGTGTACATTCCGATATGCTCTAGATTACCAGAAAAGAAGTTGTAATAACTTCTCGTTGACACAAATCCCGGAAACTTTTTATAGAACTTTACCACTTCCGGGTTTACGCTATTTTCCGCAATAACCGCACAATATTCTGAATTTTCGGCATCAACTGATTTTATCTTCAAGTCAAACGCTTTTCTGCAAATTGTAGTTGCAATTTCTTTGGCTAATTGTTTTGTGATTTTACTCATTTTTTTTTGTTTTTTAAGTTATTTGTAATTTATAATCATTTAATTAAGCAACCAGCAATAATTTTATACTTTCGATCTCGTGTCTGAATATAGGCTCCGTATCAATCCTGTTCATAACAGCCTTTTTTGCGTGGTTAGTAGTAGAGTGATCCTGCCCAAAAAGCAAAGCGGTTTGAGCGTTGGTTAATTTGGTGTATTCCTTAATAAGATAATAAGACACCTGCCTTGGTAGTACGAATTTAGGCTGTCTGTCTTTAATTGTAGCCAAGGAGGTGTCTATTCCGTAAAACTTATAGACAGTATCAATGATCTTATAAGCCCCTATCAGGTGTTCTGGGTGCTCTGTTAACTCAGAGTAGTAATTACCAGAGAAGTCCTCTGAGAACTGCCTAAAAACGCATTGGTGATCCTGACACATGGAATATAGTCTCTTTAGCGAAATATGTCCGTTATCATGGATAAAAACGAGTATATTAACAAAGATACCTACCTGTTCGGGTGTGAATAAGCAGGTTATCTCGCTAAATTTGGTGGTGTTGAGGTTCATACAATGGAGTGTGAGTAGTTCTTATAAAAGTTTTTCTTTGTTTTCTCTACATCGGTTCCTTTCGGTCTGTAAATAAAAGCATTCGGACTGACCTCGATTTTGAGCATCTTTTCAGTTTTGGGTGAGTTTTTGATAAGTTCAGCGAGTTTCTTATCTCGCGCGATTTCCTGAACATCAATTAGTGTCGCTTTAGATAGGTCACGATTTCCCATCATATTATTTTTACAACTCATTACTTTGAGGTTATGGCTAAGAAAGATGAAGTAGTGAATGTAGGCGGGAATATCCTTTCCCCTGAATCCTTATCGAATACCTGATCGTCTTTCGGGATAGCTTTTAAGAATATCTCTATCTCTTCTTTACGTTTGATTAGTTTATCGTATTCCGTATGCCCACACTTAGAGTAGTTGTATGTTCTTTTTGACGAAACAACAATTTTGTTACCCATAAAATCAAAAGATTTTCCGTTCTTTTCAGCTTCGGTCATTACATAATCTTTGACTTCCTTGTCCTCTCTGATCTTTTTGATAATATCAGCAAGGTTTTTCAGATAGACTTCGGTCTGGAGTGGATTTACATTACCTGAAAGGATCTCGTCTTTGCATTCTTGGATGAACTTTGCTTTTGATTCTTTGGTAACAAGTCCGTTGCTTAATTTTTCGAGTGAGTTCATCTAATAAGTGATTTTAAGATTCGATATATCATTCAAAAGCAACTCTTCTGTTATGGCATCAATGACATACATCTTTTTTAACTCTTCAATAGAGTAGATTTTCCCCTTGATACCAGTTGACATAGCAATAATGGCACTTTGGTACTTATCGGAATTGTGGATAAGTTTTACGGGTTCCTTTTTTGCAGGTGTAGGTGGTTTTGGTGGGGTAGGTAGTTTTGGTGGGGTAGGTGTTTGTTCTTTTGGTTTAGATGGATCGGGTGTGGTAGAATCAGCGTCTTTAAGCTCCTCTGTTGGAATAAGGAACGTTTGCATCATTGCATACTTTAACGCTGCGCTCATAGCTTTATTTGCGCTCTTATCAGCACTATCCATAGCTTCACCTATCAATATAGATGATACACTTGAGCCATCAGATGTAAAAAAGCTGATTTTTACGTCAAGTATGGTGTAGATAATATTTCCACCTGATTTTGTTACACGTTCTTCTCTTGTGGTTTTCAGAACTTCGCTGATAATAAATACTTCATGCTTTGCGAATAGTTCATGCAGTGCATTGTACATATCATCAATACCCCTGAAACTGTAACCCTGTTGTTGGTTTTTTTTGTTCTTTCCAATAAATTCAACGTCCTTAAAAATCTCGGACATCTTTTTGTAAATTAAATTTTCCATTGGTTTTAATTTAATAATTGATTTTTAAATTTCTGAATCCCTTGTTAATATAATATTTCTTCCTCATCTGTAAATAAGAAAATGTCCCTGTTTCAAGTACGGTTTCTTTACGTGGGATTTTATGTGGAAGTCCCTCAATAATTACGGTCTTGAATATAATCTCGACTAACTTGCCTATCTTACCCGGCTTTGTGATTCCGTAATTTTTAAGTCTGCCAAATTCGGTTTCCTTATTCACCTAGTTGGTTATTAAGATCTTCAAGTTCTTTTAATTTTTCGGGTAATAAAACGTCTCGTTTCCATTTCTTAAACCTCTCTTTTAGTAATCCATCAAGTCTTATGGATTGCTCTTCTGTGAATGGAAGTGACATAAAGTTATTACCGTGTGTTCCATGTGGATTTCTATATTCGGGTATATTTGCCATCCATATTTCAAAGACATATTTTTCATCTATTTTAATTTCCCAAACGTGGGTTCCTTTGGTAATTATTTCAAATTCATCTGCTAATATCTTAGCAGTAAAGTAATCCTGAACTTCTTTAATTTTCTGTTCCATTTTTAAATAATTTAATAGTGGTTTCTTGATTCTTGCATTATCCTGATAGTTTCCTTGAGTTGTTTAATTTCATAATCTTTGTCTCTGATTATGTCATCATGGATAGCCTCCTTGTTGGCCTCATAGATTTCCTGTCTTATTTTCGGCCACCATTGTCCCAGATAGGTTCCTGCTTGTTTCTTTTCTCTCTCCTGATCTGAATAATCACAAAGGGCTTTAATTACTTTCATTCTTAGATCAGTCCAGGAATCGTCGTTTACGATTTCGTCTGCAATTGTTCTTGTAAACTCATAATATGTATTATTTGATAGCTCTTCTAATTGTTTAGAAAACTTTTCAATAATCTCTTTTGTTTTTTCTTGCCCGAATTTCGATAATTCAGGATAGATAAGCGAATAATCTTCATCTTTATTCATTTATACTGTTTTTAAAAGTTTCAATTCGTTTTCTTAACTCAATTCTTTTGTCAGAGTTTTCCAGTTCTTGCTCAATTGAGAGATCTAACTGCATATACGGTAATTTTGTAATTTCCGCTTCGAGTTCCCGGATTGTCCTGTCGTACTCTACAATCCATTTTATAGTTTTGAAATTATCGTAATCTTCTTCGGCTTCTGTCATCGTGTGAACATAAAAATGATAAGTCCCCAGAATAACAGGCAGGCAAAAATAATAGTCAATAAAATACGCTCACTTTTTAGTTTTTCATTCATGGATCAGTAATTTGATTTTTCAAGTGAATCCGGTCTGCACGCATGAGAGGTAGGATTATGATTAAAACTCACAAATACAAATGTGTCATTCGTAGAAGTGACTAATCCGTAATTGTCTTGTGTTCTGCCTTCACCGATAAGATGTGGGGACGTATAGTAAACTTCGTCTCCCACTTTAAAATCTGTAGTCTTTTCCATAATTTAAGTTTTTAAATAATAAATACATTTACATATTTTAACTTCAATTGGCATTTTAATTCTTGGGTGTAAACAACTGCTTACTTTGCCCGTGTACGGTATGGCACATGACTTACAGTCGCCACAGAATGCCTCTGGAATAATCTTTTCGGGCTTACTTTGCTGCTTCGCCATTCCATTTATATGTATTAGATATAAACCATATCCGTTTTCTGATCTCAAGAGAATACGACCTGATACCTTCTTTGTTGGTATCTTTGGTTAGAAATATTTTGCGTCTGATTCTAGTCTTGAATCCTTTCTCATTTAATAGCCATACTGCATATTTGGTATCAAGATTAAACGTCCAGATAAAGGCTTTCTTACCTTTGTTTAAATTAAACTGCCATTTAATGATTATGAAGTTAATTTGCTGTTGAGTTGATTCTAATAAAAGTTCGTTCATTGGTTTAATTTAAGACTGTAAATTTACTGATAAAAATAACATAAAAGCAAGTAAATGTGTAATTTATAATGATTCTTAATAATCCCGAAGCGAAGACGGTGCTACAAAATTATCAGGTCTGGTCTTTATTCCCTGTCCTCTGGTTTTACAACATTCCATCTTATAACGTACTCCAGATAGTTCGCTCATTAGCTTTCCGAAAGTAAAGGGACAGTTACAAACCTCGATAGATTCTTCTATCTTAGACTCCTTTATGATAAGTTCTTTTAATTTTTCCTCGCTTGTCATCGTATGTGGTGGTGGCCTTGGAAGTCATTTGCACTAGCGAAAGTTTTGTTTTGAAGTGGTTTTATCTTAAAAAGATTTTGCCACTGATTCCTGAGGTAAATTAGAAGTTTTTTCATAATTATGGATTTAAAATAGTGGGATCATTTTAACATTGCAAATAATTGAATAGAATATTGTCCAAAATAATAATGCTACAATAATTAAAAAAACATACTCTTTGCTTCTTTCTGTCATGTTAAAAATTTTTAAAGTGTAAATTTATCAGTTAACTCAGTCTGTTTTTTGCTTAAAATATCGTTTAGTATCCTAACAGAGCCGTCTTCGTCTGTCATGTGGTACATTGCTTGATAATTCGATAAAAGTCTCTTACAGGGCTTTATTTGCTGAATTAGGGTGCATGATTCAATAACCTTTTTGGTTTTTTCAAATGCTGTTCTCATTTGTGAATGTTTTCTACATGTAAAATTATATCATTAACATACACAAAAGTGATTTTACCTAAGATATTTCTTTTTATAGACTTAATTTCACCTTTGACTTTTTTGTTTTTCGAGTAATAAGATACCTTACTCCCGATAGTTAGATTTTCCCTGAATATTTGCAGTCGTAAACTTTTGTAAAAATACCACAACAAAAACAGGAATACAAGTAAGATTATGCAGTATTTCATAACTCTGTTACTTTTTTAAGTTCCATAATAAAATCGTCAATAGCTGTGATAGTTATTTGATTTGTAAAAACCTTGTCGTACATTTCATGCAGTGACTCTACTCCAAAATCGCCCCCTGATTCCTTAATCAGTTTGTTTTGATCGTTCATCTTTTCAATGTGGAGTTTCTTGCGTTTTTCGTACTCCTTAATTAACTTAGATAGTTTCATTTGTCGTAAAGTTTAATAAAATTAAAATACATTAATTCGTGGTTTTTATTTCCCTCAAAATATCTTCTATTATATCTTTCACTGTTGTCGATAGTTAGGTGTGTCAATGAAGGTACTCTTTCGCCCTCTCCCATGTCAAAAAATAGATAAGGGCTTGATATTTTATCAACTTCTTGCGACTCTGGCCCAACGGTAGCGAACCATTTGTACCCATTTTTAAATAATAGTTCCTGAACTCTTTTGCTTTGTTCGGGAGTTACTCGCATTTTAAAAGGTGCTATTTTCATTTCATAATCTTTTTTACAATTTGTAGATCATAGCCTATACTTTCAAGTTCATTAAATAAGTCTTCATACTCTTCTGGTGAAGCCAACTTGGTAGTTTGAACAATTCCCTTACTTGCTGGGCTGTGTTGTCCTACGTGCATGTAAGAGCCAATTAGATACCCTTCCGGCATTTCAGGAAAGAGGGCTATAATCTGCCCGTCTGAAAATTTCCTGAAAATTACTTTTGTTTTGATCGTGTCTTTTTTCATAATGAATGTTTATTTAATTTAAAATTATTTGCCTTTGATTCCTAAATGAATCCCTGGGTTTTGTAGAGCATTTTCAACCGATATTCTTCCCGTATTAATCTTTTGCGTTTTTTGTCGTCTGCCTTTGCTTGTTGCCTGGCTTTTTGATTTTCTGCTTCTGTGATAGGTTGATTTAAAAATTCTCTAAGCTCTTCGTACATTATTCTCCTTTCTCTTGTTTAGTTGCTGAATTAAAGCAACTTTCGCAAAGAATTAATTTACCTGTTGGCTTTTCTTTTTTGTAGATATACGAGCCATTAGTTTCTCCACAGGCGCAAGTACAAGTACAAACATCAACGGTTAACCCTTGTTTTTTTGCGTCTGCAATGGCTTTGTAAAATTCTTTTACTGTCAAAAAATAGGTAGTTTTCATTTTAATAAAGTTCTCCATCTTCTGTAAAATCATAATCATTGCATTCAATTGATTCTATTATAGCTTCTGTACTTGTTCTATAATCATAATCATGTTCAAGTAAAATGAGATAATCCTGCAATAAATCATTCAAAAATTCAGTTTCTAAATCAATCAATGTTTCTTCACTCTCTGAACTTTCATAATTTTCTGAACTTTCATCCATGTAGTCGCTAAAAATTGGCTGCCATACCTCCATAAATTTCTCTGTGGTTTTATACGTTTCGCAACTCTCCCCGTGTGAATTTAGTACGTTTTGAGCTACTTCGCACGCTTCCAAATTAAACTCCCCTGTTATGTCTTTTCTGTCTATGTCAGAAGATGTAATTTTTAATCCAATTTCTTTTGCATCTTCATACATATCTTCCCACCAGTTATAATCTACATTCAGATCAAATAAGTGATCTAATGCTTTTTGTTTTGCTGTCTCTGAAAGTTCATTGAACTTGTAAATGTTAATTGATACTGTTTTCATGTCGTTTAATTTAAAAGTGAATAAATGTATTGTTAATTTAAAATAGTTCGTTAGGTTGGTCAATACGTCCCTTTAGAGACGTTTCGGATATGTTTAACCCTCATCAGTTAACCTATTCATCAAACATCCTACAAACTTCTTCGGCCGCGAACCATGCCATAATATTTGTAACAGATCCTTGTTGAACTTTTGCACCTCCCAAATATTTGTAAAGGTCATTTTTTTCGTCTCTGTCCATTTTGCCTTTAAATATTCCGAAATTATTAACCATTTCGCAAACATCTTCGCCCATTTGTTCGGCTGATTCTTCGAGTAGTTTAACGATCAATTTTCTGTATTGTAGTGCAAATTTATGAGTATCTGAATAATAAATAAAGCCATTAAACCCGCCATCAATACCATGATTAACAACGCCCATAATTGATTCTTTGCCGATTCTTGAGACTACTGCATTAATAAGGGTTTTGTAATCTGAATTTTCTGAAATTACTGATTTAATTGTTTTCATAATGATTTTAATTTAAGATTTATAATTTAAAAAATTGGTTAAATTGTTAATGATAAACAGATAGATAAAACTATCATGCAAATTAATACGGATTCGATTGATATTTTTTTCATGTTAATAATGTAATAAGTGTTCGATTTGTAAAGGAGTTAAAGAATAAAGATAAATAGCAATTCCTGAAGCTAAAACCAAAAAAGCTAACAGGGTAGAGAAGGTTTGCGGGTAACGATTAATTAAGGTTTTCATTTGTTTAGAAATAAAATGTTATCAATTTCTCTTTTTGAACTTCTTAAAACATCAATGGCAGCAGATAGTCTTATTTTTTCCATCTCTCTTTCGGTGTGTGCTTGTAGGTTTTGAGGAGTTGGGAGATCCATTAAAAGAATATGATTAGTTAGTAGTGTTCCGATTCTCTGATCGTATTTTTCCGATAATTCAATTAACATTGTTTTCATTTTGTTATAATTTAAGATTAGTTTTTTGTCCTTGTTTGTATTGTAAATTTATTACTGTTTTAGGCTATATCTACATTATTCGTTATTTGTTTTGAAAATAATTTGATTCATTAAATCAGTGAGTTAGCACGTTGTTTGGACTAAGTAAATATAAGAAGTCAATTTTATAAGGTAGATTATTAAAAAAGTCGCCCCTTTTTACTCCATTATAGAAAATAACTACAAAGTATATTGTTTATATTTATTTTAAATAAGTCTTGCATATTGGGATTAAAAGAGTTATCTTTGTATTATGATTGAATTAACAGGTAAGCAGGCGGAAAGATTTAATAAGATGGCTAATGATAATTTAAGCCGTCCAAAGATCAACTTCTCAGATCAAATAAGATCATGTGAAAAGATTTTAGCAAAATCCAGGAAACCGGCCAGACCAATAACCTGAATAAATTACTGTAGTGATGCAAATAAAGAGGTCTAACGAATGATATTTAAAAGAGAGTATAAAGGGACAACAAAGAAAGAAAAGAGAGTTAAACAGACCCTATAACGTTTCAGGAATTAAATCTAATTGGTAATTGTACACTAATATAAATCTATTCAATTGTCAGACATAAAAAAAGCCCGAATTAACGAGCTTTTAAATATTGGGAGGTGAAAAGGTTAAAATTTTATTGATCTGTAATATTTGCAGGCTTCTGTATAGTCGTCAAACATTTGTTTACTGTAATATCCTTTGGTATCATCTTGAACTAAGAAATAACCAGTAAAAACATTTTGAGTTAATGATTTGCTTTTATTTGTCTTTGGGTTAAACTTTGAGCGTCTGACATATTCCTTAACATCATTCATAATAATTTAATTTAAAAGGTTAATAAGGATTAAAGGTTAATTAAAGTGTTATTGAAATATCTTTGAGAAATTTCTCTTTTGCATCTTCGATATTTATAATTCTAAAACCAATTGATACAACAGGATTAGATGTATATTGTAAGTAAACAATGGATTTATTTTTTTGTAGTTCTTTTGCGTGGTTTAATTCACTAATAGACCAGTTTACTAATTTTGTAGTTCTCTGTGTTAGATTAGAAACATCTAATAATGTAATTCTGTAATTTCTCATAACATTTAATTTAAGTGTGCAACGTTGCAACCCACAAATATTTGTTATTTAATTTACAAAAGTCAAGCGTTTTGGTTATCAATAATGTTTCTAAATAAGCAAATGCCTGGAAATCAAAGATAAGATAGTGTAGTTTATTTTGATTCTAAATTAATTAGTTGGTCATCTATGTAGTTTAACACTTCAATAGCTAAGGGAGTAAAGATAAAAGTATCATTTGAAACCCTTTCAATTAATTTATAGTTGATCAAATCTTTTAATACTTTACTAATAGATGAGGGCATAAGAGACCAGCCAACAACATAACGACTAATATATGCTTTTTTATCCCCTTTATATTGCATGTAGCAAGTGTATAGAACATATAGGTAGTATTGCTTAAGTTTATATTTGCGTGCAGCACAACGAACATAAAGAACTAATTTGGCTATATCTTCAGGTGTGTATGTCTTTTGTTCTGTCATTATATTGGTTAAAGTAATATCATTTTGATATCATTAAGCAGGTAGTATTAATTACATTCATGTAAAGATATGCACACAGGTGTAAAATAATTCTTTACACTAACAATTTCTTTACACGTGTAAACAATTTCTTTACACGTATAACTCCCTATTATTGTGCTGTTTGTGCCTGTCATTGTGTCATACATTAGATCATTATTAATATTCATTTGCTTATTGGTTGTGTATTAGATAGATAGCGTTGGACTTTTATACATATTACCCAATGGCTGAATGAGTCTAAATAAGAATAATACTCTTATACTCTTTCTGTCAGGTAGATAGCTTTCCTTTGTCATATTTCTTATTGTTTGTGTGTTTTGTTTCAATTTTGGAGGGTGGCAGGTACGCAAAAAGCCGATTTTCTGATGGTTGAGCCGGCTCTATATAATCATTAATTGGTGATAAGGACGAGGACTCGATGGTTAATTTTAGTGATAGATACATGTCTCTCAATACAGAGTCGTCACTCCCTGTTGGTACATATCCCACAAATGGTAAATTACATGTAGGGGGTATTTTATTTGGGTGATTTTCGTCGTTCAGTTTAGCGAATTCCCCATAATATTTAATTGCTCTGTTATCGGAGTCTGCTATGGCCTCTTCGAGTGTATCAAAGGTCTTAGGAACGCACCACACGATTGATTTATACTTATCACTACCTACGCACTTACTGACCCTTATAGCCACTGTAGAGGGCGTACTGCGCATGCTTCTGTTTCTGGCGTTATCGCATAGTGTCGCAAACCGGATATTCGTTGATCTCTGGTTATTCAATCCATTACTGTCTACGTGGTCAATTACTTTGTCTGGTAATTTCCCGACGAGAAACTCCTGAAGTTTTAGTTCATAATTAGGGATGCCAACAATCGTGTATGCGTAGCTGGAGTTTTTTTGTCTGTGTATATGCCACTTGTACTCCATACATGGTTCGTAGTCACAATCGTCTACCGTTGTTACCTCATTTGAATTATATAGTGGGATCTCTTTCATCGTTTGTATTGTGAGTAGTAATCCTTATCTCTGAGAAGATCGTTCATTAGATGGGTTTATTTAGTATATCAACGGTTTTTCCCCATTCCAAAATATGTAATCTGTGATATATTTTATTGTTCTTAGTGAATCGCTGATCTTTTATTCCCAGTACGCCTGTCATAATAAAATCTCTGGTGGCTCTTCTCTTGAGTGCCTTATAATATCTGACTTTTGAATCTGATCTTCGTTTCATTTCGGATACCTTCCTTTATTTGCTCTCTGGGTTACTTTTAATTGAATTTTAGAAGCAGAACAGCCCATGTCTGAGTAGTACTTCTCCCACTCCATGCGGAGTTTGCTGTTGTCGGGGTAACAATATTCAAATAGTGGGTTCATTTCTTGTGGTGTCTTATGTCCCAATCATTAAGAATAACATCTGTATCTTGACCATCCGTAGGTTGAATAGAGCGAAAATATACCGCAAACTCCGTCATATCTCTTCCTGTGAATTTCACACATGGATCTCTTTCCATTAGCACCTTTCCGTCAAAGTCAATGATCTGCTCAATACCTCTTACCGGGTCTGGGAATTTACCGGATCCTCTTACTTCTTTGTTGCAGTAGATTACTTGGATTACTTTTGTTTCGTTCATACCTCCCTCATTTCTTGTTCAATGCCGTCCAAAATATCTTGGCTTTTGATTGATTCGTTGTGGTGATTATTATTTTGACTTGCCATAAGCCCGTATGTTTTCCATAAATACATCACCTGTTTTATATTCAGGTAGTTGTCTCCATTCTCCCGATGGAAATTGGATATTTCATTCATAAATCCACGTGCGTTTTCTTCTTGGTTCATCTTAGAATATTATTAAAACATCTTCACCAACTTCTTTCTTGCAAAACTCGTATCCAGTGTTTTGTTTGACCATGTGTCTTACAAGCACGTTTTCTTGTTTTGCTTCGGAAAATATTCCTTCGTCCGCAGATATCACCTTCATGTCTGGTGGGTACTTTGATAATTCCTCTTGAAGTTCTTTTACTGTCATAATTTTATTTTGAGTGACACCATTTCTGAAACAAATCTTCCCATTCATCCATATCGTGAAATTCTTGCGCCTTAAACCACACGGAGAAATTAATCATATCTTTTTTGGTGTATCTTACCATTGGGTCGTATTCTACGATTGTATTTCCGTCGAAGTCGAGTATTTCTGTTATTCCTCTTACTGGGTCAGGATATACTCCGGTGCCTTTTGTTCTGTTGTCGGTGAATATCACCTGTATTACTTTTGTCATACCTGTTTAAATTTTACTTTGTTCCAGTCCTTTGGAATTAAATCGGTTAGCATTTTTAAAGTTAAATCTGCCCTAAACTCGCTGCCATATTTGAACTTATTTTTAAATTCATCTACGGTTTTAAAAACAGATGTTCCATAAAATCTGTAATAAGTCCCGGTCTCCTCGAATGAGAACCCAATCGGATTGACTGCTTCTTCACTGGCTTCGACTTAATAAATAAATTTAATCATTAGTCCTGATACTCATAGGTTTGTGGAATAAGTCCGGTTATTTCGTCAATGTTTTCCGGTTCATGCCATTTAAAATTCTCCCACTTTTCTCTGGTTAGTTCTGCACCATCAAAATTAATTGGCTCTGGTATGATTGGGTAAATTCCTTTATGTGGGGTTTTCATTCTCCTTAACTCATCCTCAGTGAGCATTTCGTCTGGGATATATCCGGGTGGAAATCCGGTCAGTTCTGAAATGATATTTGTTCCGTTGCAGACGCTACACGGTACTGTCATTTCCGACAAGGGAATAATATTGGTTCCGGTTCCGTTACATATTGGACATTTCTGAAACATAATTAATTGGTTATTAGTTGATTATCATCATCCGTATCGCCACCTGAGTCACAGAATGCAGCACACGAATAGACGCTTCCATCTGAATTCCGGTATCTGTCACATTCGCAGGATTCTGGATCAAAAATACAGTCATCACAAAGATTTATTTCGTCCATTATATTGTGTTTTTTATATTTTGAAATACAAACCCAATTAATTCATCGGCAGCTTTCATATATCTCTTATGCGCAGAGGAACTACGAAATGTTGCGGTAGTTTTAAACCCAAATATTTTTGCCAAGTCTTCATGTCTCAGTTTTAATTTTCTTACGTTTGGGTACTTTACTTTTTCTTTTATTAGTTCTTGCATATGCGGTTATCGAATACGCTGCAAATATACAACAATTAAAATCGGAAAGCAAGCATTATTTTTTATTTAACTTAACCCTTTCACAGCACTCTGCAATCCATCCCACCAAGTAGGCATAATGCTCGTCTTTCCCATCATTAAAACCCATAGACATTCCCAGTCCATCAAATATTGAAGACGCTGCATGGACGCTCTCGTGTGAAATATTTTTAATAGTAAAATGTTTTCTCCTAACGAAACAGATACATACACCAATCATTCTTGTTTCTTTCTGGGACACATTAAAAACAAACGCAGCACTTCTTTCAAAATAGTTTTCGCAATCTTCCTCAAATTCAAAGTTCTCCCTTAGTATTTTTATATCATCTGTTACAACAATCCATAATCTCCTTGGATAAATCACTGGGTCAAATTCGTGTATTTGTATTTTATTCATTCGATATCCAAATAAGCGTAAATCAATTCAAGTATCTTCGGCTCAACCGTAAACGCACCGGACAGCATTGAGTTGACATATCTGGGTGACTTCTGTATTACGTCTCCTAAACGCCAATTAGTTACGTGGTTAACCTTCATTGCATCGTCAATTTTCATTGCTGTAATCATCCTTTGTCTGACAATTTCTGCTTCTTCAGGGGAGCCCATTATTTCGTCTGCTATGTTCATGGTTAGTTTTCGCTTTTTGTATAACAATGTACTTCGTGATAATCACAGTGCTCGCAATTGTATTGTTTCCAAATGTATCCATTTTTATTTCTCAGAGAAGAGGTGTTCCATAAAAAATCTTTACCGCATACGGGACAAAGTTTTTCAGCACCATCGGCATAACCGAGCAGTGCTAAGAATTTCCATGAAGGAACTCCTATTTTCTTTTTACCAGATTGGATCCATATAGTATCTGTGACTTTAATTTGGTCTAACATAATAATATATTCTGCTTTTTTGAATGTGTATGTCGAGCCGGTGTATCCATTGTAACCACCTGCCGATATATAATTACCAAAATCAGCAACCCTGCCAATATTTGAAAAGGTTTTGTTCTTTAATTGAGACTCCGTAATGTACTTATTTCCATATTTTTTAATCCACGCCTTGCCCTGTGGTGTATTTTTCATGGAGTCTGTTATCCCGACTATTGAAAATTTGTCAATGTCTTTATTTGTCCAAATATACCCTGACATTTTAAATACAGAGTCTGCCTCTGCGAAAGACTTATCGAATTTGTTTGTCGATAATATTTGTAGATTATTTTGCCCTACACAAACAAACGATAGGGTGATTAGGATTATTAAAATTAGTGTTTTCATTTGGGCTTGAGTTTAGTTAAACATTTAGTAACCAGATTATTGAGTTCTATTTGTTTTTCATTCATTTCCAACTGTGCATTATTGTTTTTTATTATTTTGCTGTTGATTTTGGCTTGTTCGCCAAGTGCTTCTGTAACCACAGCAAGTTCTTTTCTGATAGTGTCCAATTCATCTGAAATTGTGTGAATAGTTACAATATAAACGATACAGGCGATAATAAATGTTATAAAATATTCCATAATTATTTCTTTTTATTTTGATAATATGTTATTGTATCTTCCATGCAGCAACTCAAAAGTGTTCCGAGAAACTGTCTCTCGCATGAAGTAAGTTTAGATTTAAGGTTCAGAATGAGTTCACACTCAACCAATATCTTATCAGTTGTTAGTAATCCTCGTTCTTTTAATCTTGAATAAGCATCACGCTTTAATACTACTTCGGTGGTTATGTTGTGTTTTTTATTATATATCGAAGTTTTATCGATAAGATTATGTCTGTCATTCTCAAGTTCTGTTAGATATTCAGTAACTTGATTTCTAAAACAAGCGTCCTGTAAAAATTGATTTGTTCCGAGTAGATTCTTCATTAATTATAAAGTATTTGCGTTAATAATAATTCTTCTTCTCCGAAATAATCACAACAACCGGTAAGTATGCTAACCTCCATTCCAATAACATATTCATCGTCAGACCTTACATTGTTCCCAATAAGATTTGCTAGTTCGTCGCCAAAGAATATGCACGTCTCGATATGTTCAACGAGTTTATAGTACGGTAGATTTTTCATTTATCCTCCTTCACAATAAAATGCGTTTTAGATTTGCAGATTCCATGCGATATTTCTATACAGTGCTCAGATTCAATCAGATCACAATTTGCACAATGTGTGTTATCCGACTGAACCAGCTTCCATTTCTTCTTCTTTAGTTCTTCGATAGATTCTTTCATATCGTTTGCGTATCTGTTACTGCAATTAAATGACCAGGGCAACCGTGTTCAAAATAATCAAATCCTTCGCACGGAGAACATGGAATTTTCTTCCACCCCTTTCCCTGACATTCTGCAAGATATTTTCGTGCTTCAGTATCACTCATTTGGCTACCGTCGTCATTGGTGAAATATGTTATCTTTTTCCTTTTGTGGAACCTCAAACAACCTTCAATATTTAACGACATGTGATAATTTGAATGATATACTTTACCAACTTCCATTTTTGATTCGTCCATGTTGTTTTTTAAATGATTACCATGATATTAATGTTGGTTCTTCGTCGTCATTTCGACTTGCTTTCGTAAACGATTTCACTGAGTAGCCCTTTTCTCTCAAATAGTATTCGATGTGTTCGGGTAGTTCGCCTGTCTCTACTTCGTTTTTAAGACCTGCAATACGGATTGATGTAAAGATAAAAATTAGTTCCTCCTCGCAGTCTTTCTCGATCTGTGCCAACGTCAGGTTTTTAGTTTCCTGTGCCGTGGGGTAAAGAGGTGTGTGTATTTTGTATTTCTTTGGTTCCATAGTTTTGCAAATTTATAATTAATTTTTGGTTAAGTCAATATCAGTGCGTTATCAATAATCATTCTTAATTGCGGAGTATTTCAAGTAGTCTTTTTATCTTACTCTCGTTCCGTATTTCGTATTCCAGTAAAATCCGGTAGCAGTCACAACTTATAATCTGAATTCCGAAACTGAAAACAAGATCGTTTTTTGCTGCCATTAGCTGATATTTTATGCTTAGGGTGTTTAGGAATACGTAGGGAGTCATAATTTTAACGTTAATTCGTGTTCCGCTAATAAAAAATCTCCCCACTGCCTTGCTGCCGCTTCCGCAATTCCCTGATAGGTTTTGGATCTTAACTTTGACCTTTCCGGCCCTGGTGACATTTTAAATATTTTTTGCTCTCTGCCTGAAACAATGTTCGTTGGAATTAATTTCGGTAAATTCTTCAGCCACAAACAGGTTGCTTTTGTTTCTCCGTGTCCAAACATCCAAGGCTGTAATACCTGATCTGGTTTTCTATATCTCGTACTCATTACACCGATAGGATTTTCAATGGCTATATGGTCACAGTTGGCATAAACTAACCCCATAAAAAACATTATAGCCCCTCCTCTCGCCTCACATCTTTCCCTGCCAACAAGCGCACCTGATTTACGTTCCGGCTGATCTTTATACCACTTGTTCGCACTAATCGTTAAATAATCACATGGCGGATGCGCAATGATTAAATCCCAAAATTTAGGATACGCTAACCCTGGCTTACCAAGTATATCCCAAATACTTTTTTGTATGTGCCATTCTGGGTGTCCTCCGCTTTCTTTTTGAATATCGCAGGAATAAGCCTCAAATCCAAGTTTACGAAACTCCATTGTGACAATTTGAGACTCCTCGCATGCCACCAATACTTTTACATCTTCTGGTTTCCTCATATTATTCGTTTTTATGCGCTTTTAATTCGATTATGCGAACTTTCTATGCAGATTCAATAGTTAGTTCCACTTTGTACTTAAAATTCGTCTCAGGGCTTTAAATTGCATTTTTCAATTAGGTCTTTTTGGGACTGGGTTAATTCAAAATCTTCTTTGGTGGATTCAGGTCTGGAGTAACTCACGACTTCCTGGATGGTAAAGATACCACATTTCGGGCAAGGGAGTAGTGGTGCACTTCTCAGGTAAATATTCATCAGTTGATGAAAATTGTTTTTCTGCTGCATAGTTGGTTCATCGCTATCGCAAAATGAGAATTCTGTAATCGTCGAACATTTTCGACATTTGGTTTCATAGGTTAGGTTTTCCATTAGAAATAGTTTATGTAAATTGATACTCCGAGAATAAACGCAATTATGAGAGTGCGCCAGTCGATTAAAAAGAGTAATAGTTTTTTCATTTTGTCCATTTTTCGATTAATGATTTAAAAGTTTCAATATAATTTTCATTTTGCGAAATATCGTGTTCACATATTTTTATTTGTTCGTCGTTTAATTCACCGGAATCAAATCTTGTTTGCAGATAATCATTATTGTTTTCGCATTTTATAACTAACTGATCGAGTGTAAATAATATTAATTTTTTCATAATTACCATCCTGTATCTGTTGATTGAATATTAGATTTTTCTGTTTTATTAAAGAATAAACTTCTTGTATCGAGTTCATAAAAAATATCAATTACCTTACCACTTCCACGCTTATTCACAAGTCTTATATTTCCATATTTGTTATTATAGTCTGGCATTCCTTCGGTTGTCATTTTGTGTTGTGCCATAGAAATGTAAAAATCACAATTGTCAATAATTTTTTCACTCCCCCGAACAGCCTTACTTAAATCCCGGCACTCTCTATCCTCTCCTTTGGAAATGTGACAAATAAGAATAACAAACATATTCCACTTCTTAGCCAGATCCTTTAGCTCTTTGGTCGCCTGAGAATATCGTGCCGTTTCCTCTCCGGCTCCACCCATCATCCCAAGTCCGTCAACAACCAAAACATCCACCATTCCGGTTCTTGCTACAATTTCTTTTATCATTTCATCATATCCATCACAGGTCATTGACCCTGCATCTGCCATCCACAGTTTATCCCCCAAAATTGGAGAAGCGTTTTCTTCTAACGCCCTGACAACATATTCGTGATCGTGTTTGTCAATTATTTCAAGTTCAAGTGATGCAGAATATTGTTCCGGTTCAAGTGTCATATTAATTGTTCTCTCCATTAGGTTTGCTACGCTCATTTCCATTGTACTATACAAAACCCTCTGACCGCTGGTTATATTTGAAAGAGCAACAAACTGAGCAAATAAAGATTTCTTTGACCCACCGTAACCGATTATATCACATACCTTACCCCTGAGTTTTCCTCTCATTTCTTTTTCAAGTTCTTCAAAAACCAAAGTAAGTCTGTTTTTCTCTGGCTTAATTGAGTCAAGCCAAAGTGGTATTGCATCCTGAAAAGTGTATAATTTGAATTTTTGTTCTACCTGAACCCTTACTTTTGCTGCACTTCTGACAATAGACGTAATTTCTTCTACCAACAATGGTTCAGTCGATGATTTATTTAAAGATGAAATAATATCAAAAACAACTGGTTCCGAAAATGTAGAGTTTTTAAAAAGAGAACATGCCTGTTTATGGTAGCCACTATTTCTGTTTCCTGCCGGCATTACCCCCCAAAACCCATCACTATCCTTTGCGCCATATTCCGTTGCTTTAGTTCCAGAAAGATAAGACAAAAAATCATTGAATAATTTTTCTGATTTCTGAATATCCGTGTATAAGATTTTTCTATTAGCCTCTCGTGGAGCCATAGAAATTTCTTTTATGTTTTCTATTCCTAAATTTAGTTCATCAAGTGTAATTTCTACCTTGTATCTTCCGGTCTTTGCGTGTTTTGAGTTTGGAATACGAATAAGTCTGTGATCTTCATAAATCACAGTATCAATATTCGCTATTCCACCGAAAGTATCTTTAATATAATTTTTACACTTACTCCCAATTGATTCAAAATATCTACCGTGAATTCCCAATAGTCTATCACACAAATAAACGTGAAACCCCTTATTGCCCGAATAATAAATAAAAAGTTCATCTGGTGAAATATTGTAAATTGAATTTAGTCTGTCAATAACCTGTAATGTGCTGTGTCTACTTCCTTCAAGATCATTTTCGTTGTCAATGTCAATACAGAGAAATAAGCAAGCATGTTCACCGGAATATCCTTTGATCGTACCATGTAATTCAACGTATGGCAGGATGTTTTTATCAAAGGGGAACAGTGAAGTATATGCCTCGTAATCTCTCGACATTTTACCGGCTTTGCTTATCGGAACAATATTTCCCCTGTTATTAACGCTTCTTTCGACTAATTCTACGTACATGATACTGAATTTTTGGCAATAGTTTTGTTTATTAATTCAAAAAGTGATTCCGTTTGGGGTATCATGCAGATAAGATCAATATCTAACAAAGCATCTTCTACCTGTTTTCTTTTAAACTTTTTTATCATTTCATTATATTCAGTAAGACTTAAAAGCTTTTCGAGTGATTTTATGTTTGAATATTTATTTATCAATAAATTATTAAAATCAATTAATTTTTCTTCACCTGTCTTTTTTCTTTCACATAAAGACAAATAAGATTCATCATTCCACCTTTTTTGATTTATGAACGTTTCTGGGTTGGGATGTTTCCATCCATCAAACTGACTATACTTTGAATATGATTCAATTCTTAGGTTTATTTCATGCCTTTCTTCATCTGTCAAAATTTCCCATTTCTTCTTACAAACATTCTTTCCTGTCTTATTTGGATAATTTTCCCAGAAAAAAATAAATTCGTTATTTCTTTTTATTTTATTTAATTTACTATACTCTACTCTACTTTGTGGAGTTTCTGTATCAGGAATAACAGGTTCTTGTGGAGTTTCTGGAGTAGAAACTCCTTGTGTCTGGTCAATCTGTGGAATAAACGTTCCATTCTCTCGTCTTTTTCTTGTCTTTGATATTTCTTTAGACTGTTTCCTTTTTTCAAAAACGGGCTGTAAATTTTCATTTAGGCTCTCAGAAAAGATAAAATTATCCTTATTCACAAAAAGCATTTCTATTCTGATACAGTAATCTACCATGTTACGTATTTCTGTCACAGAAACCCCTAACTCTCCGGCAAACATCTCCAGTTCTATTTCTGAATTTTCTACCTCACAGCCATCCTGTTCTGTTAGATATTCAATAAACATAGCCCAAAAAGCATAGCCAAGAACCTGTCCGAATTTATTTCGTAATGCTTTCACTTTTTTGTGATTTCTCATTGTGGTTAAGTGAGGAAAATAATCACAGTTATTTTTTAGAGGTCGTGCCATAATTAAAAGGGGAGTTTATCTTCTTTTGGTTCTGGGAGTAAATTATTTTTAGACAATATTGATTCAATAAATTCAACTTTTTGTTTCAGTTGGGATATGTATATATCATTAAAATCCACATCCTGTCTCAGTTGTATATTTCTTATTATTTCAGCCAATAATCCCCTCCTATTTAACGCATAGGATAAATTACTTAAAACCTCATAAATATCAAATGATACATCATAAGTAAAGTGATTTACAAAATCAGATAAGTCTCCAACTAAATCTCCCCGCATTCCTTTTGATTCTATCTGGTTTATATTACCAACCAATTCCTTATATTTTTGTGGAATAACTTCTACTACTTGTTTTTCTTTTACTTGACTATGAATTTTATCGTGGCAATCACAACAAAGAACCATAAATATATCGTTATCGTATTCCCAAGGCTTACGGCCTTTGATATATCTACTGTGATGTACGTGAAGTTGTTTATCTTCATTACCACATTCCTCACACTTAAACCCCCTTAGATTTAAAACGTCCAGTCTTTTCTTTTGCCATTTTGGTGACTGTAATAGGTCTGAATAGTTTATTTTAGCCATAATATTATTATTTTACAATGTTGAATTCCAAAAGCTGACAAAATTATACCTTAACGAGTGTAGTACCCATTACGGTAAGCGTTTTTAATGAACCTGATTTGATCTGAAGGTTTACCCATGACCTTGTTTTTCCTACCTTCTTAGCATATTCAGCCTGAGTGTAGAGGTCTTTCCTGATTTCTTTTGGTTGAATTGACATAGTTGAAATTAAGATTGAAAAATTAGCCGACTTTCACCGGCTTTGACTGCAAAGATAGTCCATTCCAAACTACAATGCAAGTAAAATTAAAAATAAATTAAATTATTTCTGCCAGACGTTTGTTTAGATAGTCGAGACACTCGTTATTATGTTCGATATTGTTATTTAAACCAATAATCAAAGCCCTTAGTTTGTCGTTTCGGCTTAAATTTCCATCTAACACGATTTCTTTGGCGAGGTTTTTAATAATCAGCCGGGTTTCTTTTGTGTCCTTATCGGTAAACCTTACAAATTTTTCCAGTATTTCTTTCTCTTTCATTTGTATGTTTCAATTATGGAAATATACAATAATCTGTCTGGAATAAAATTAGACTTTGCCCTAATTTCGAGTAGTTGTAATTCTTCTGGACTGAATTTGTTCTGCATGAACTTTGTATATTCAATTAAATTACCCGATAGGTGTGTATTACAGCGGTCACATTGGGCAAAAGTATTATTTAGGTCGAATTCAGTTCCAGGATGATTACCTGCGCTCCAGTAGTGTCCTGCGTGCATTTTAGTGCCTCGTATAATGAAATTCTGACCACACGAACAACAGGTAAACCACGATTCATCTTTAGTATCTCTTTTTCTGACAAAGGCATGGAAATACTTCTTAGCTGTTTTTTTGAGTGCAGGCAGTGATTTACTTTTGTATTTCTGTATTTGTTGTGCGGTTAGTTCCATTATTCGTGGTTTAAAAGTAATTCAATGGCATATTCAATTTGTGCAATTGTTTGCTCTGTATCTTTAATCCTGTCTTTAAAATACTTTGTTTTCGGTCTAAGTTTCATTGACCTGTAAACATTTAATCTTGCCTTATATTCGGGTAAACTTGCTTCGAGTATTGAAATTGGTATTTTCATTTTGCTTCAAGTTTTAAAATTTTAGCCTCAAGTGCTTCAATGTCTCTTTCCAATTCTGCAATTGTATCTTCGCTTTCCTCAAAGTCGCTTTCCGCTTGTGTTAATGAAAACTCTAATTCCCTTACCCTCTCATCTGTTTTGTCTTCTTGAATTGTTTCAATACAGGTGTTCATAATTGAGGTCACTTCATCAAGTAAGTTCAGTTCCTGTAATTTATTGTAGAATTGAAGGTCGTTAGTTAAAATGTAAAGTTCGGCTTCGTTCATTTTGTTTATTATTTATCGCAGCCCTCCGAGAGTTGAACATCGGTCTAATCCATCAGGGCTGTCAAACATTTGTTATGACAAAGTAAAAAGACTGACAATAAAGTTTCACGGAAATTATCAATCTCACTCGTGTATTATTCAGGGGTGGACTTTTGTTGGATTCGTTCATCTACTTTTATTTGGCTTTAGGGATAGTATTTTAATCATTCAGTGTAATATCTCAGGTCACTTTTATTCTTTTGTTGGCCAGTAAGCATGTGACCTATAATCACTAATGACATATTCTCTTTTTCGCAAGCATATTTTAGACTATAATAAACTACATTTGTTTTTATGTTTATTATTTTTCTACAACTACTACAAAGTTCGCCTACTCTTGTTTTCATATATTTAGAAACAGCAGACTTTTGTATATCAGAAGGTTTCTGTAATCCAGTCCTATATGCGTGTCTCATATTTTCCGACTGTGTGCACCACTCCAAATTTTCTGGTTTATTGTTTATTTTTACTCCGTCAATATGATTAACCTGTGGCTTATTTTCAGGGTTAGGTATATATGCCATAGCTATTAGCCTATGAACTGAAAATCTTTTTTCTGTTTTATTTCCACAAAGAATGACCTGAGCATAGCCACGGTTGCTAAGCGATATATTTAGGTACCGTCCAATACGTGTCCCCACCTTGCTGAATATCCTGCCATTTTCGCAAGCAAAATATCCCGGAAACCCTTCAATTTCTTTCATAATAATTATTTTATTGTTTTAGTTTTTTAGTTGGTTTCAGGCTAAGGGTTTTATAGGCGTCTGAAATTTCAGAATCTTTTATGCCAAGATATATCCTTGTGACACCGGAATTACTATGTCCCAATATTTCGCTAAGCAAAATAAGCGATGCTTCATTACCTCCGTTGTTATCAAAGATTGCACGAGCGAATGTTTTTCTCATAGTGTGATTGGAAACATTAATATCCCAAATTCCCAATCTATGAACGAGACTTTTTAGAACGTTTGAACATTGATTAGATTTTATGGGAACCACAAATTCATCTTCATCTTTCATTAAATCTTCCTTGCACATGGAAATTAAATCAATAACGTCTTGTGTAAGTGTAATGTCTCTTTTCTTCTTTGTTTTTTCCTCTTGCACTTTAAGAATAGGTTTGATGTCCTTGTATTTTAGTTTCAAAATGTCACCAATACGCAATCCTGAGAAAAACCCCAAAGATACGAATGCTAAATATTGTGTAGATTGGAACTTTTCGTCTTTTTTTAGCATCTCAATAATTTTGAGAGCATCATTCCATTGCAAATAATCTGATCGCATAATTTTTTTATGCAAATATACTACAATAATTATAGAAAAACACAAAATCAAATAATAACGCTTATCAATAATCATTATAAATTACGTGCTTAATGTAATTTTACCGAAAAATTGTTTTATCTTTGTGGAAGAAAATAAAAGTATGTTAAATCTAATTGCAACACCCGGAAAGTTGATCGAAGAGTGTACTGAAATACAGGCATTTTTAGATTGTGTAATGAGTGAAGAAATAAGCGAAGCACTATTCAGGGGTAATCAAACAGCTACCTATAAATCAAGGACTGGCAAAATGATGGCAGATGCAAAATACCACCTTGACAGCAAAATGAATAACGAAATAATGGAGACTCTGAAAAAGATCGCAAAAGACACACCATTCGCTACTTCTAAGACTGTAAATTTGCTCGTAGATTCATTATGTAGAGATGAACATTATCTATATAAATGGGTAGAGAGACTAAATTCAACGTGTGCATATCAGTTAGATTGGTGTAGAACCGTTGTAAGTAATGCAAAAGCAGACAGGTACGCATCAAGGGGTGTAAACGGTCAATGAATAATATTCAGCAAAGAAGAAGATTAATTAAATTTAACAGAATAATGAACGAAAAAACAAAAGAATTACTAAAAGATATTATGACATTCCACCACGAAAGCGGAAGCGTAACAACACCGGACGTAGAGGACATCCAAAATGTTTACGATATTGTAATGTACGAAGTTGGAGACAAATTAAAAGAGCTTCAACACTTTAAGGATTCGTCGGTTGGTTTATTTTGTACCGACAAAAAACCAAAGGACTTGTTTTTAAATTCAATAAAAGATCAGTTCGATGTAATTCCAATTTATTCAAGCAAAAACCAATTAGTCGAGAATGTGGTGGCGCATTTTGATAAATTATGGAAAGAGTATTGTGATAGGATATTTTTTCAACTAAAGTAAAATTAATATAAATAAATTATGGCAAATTATGAATTGAGCGGAAAACTCTTCGAGAAATTTCCGACACAGCAGGTAACAGATAAGTTCAGAAAAAGAGAACTGGTCATCGAAGTTGCAGGAAGCAATTACACGCAACATATCAAGTTGCAACTCACAAAAGAACGTTGTGATATATTGGATAAATTCAATATAGGAGACGAAGTAAGGGCTACCATAAATATCAACGGCAGGCGTAGTGAAAAAGACGGCAAGGTTTCTTATTGGAACTCTCTCGATATTTGGAAACTGGAATTGGTTAGTACAACGAACACATCAGCAAATCCAGCACAAGAAGTACCGTTTGAAGCTACGCCTGATGATGACCTACCCTTCTGATATTCAGTAAGTTATGATAATTCTAAATCAACCCACAGGTCTTGGCGATATACTATTTACTATCCCCTTAGCACGACACTTCATCGGGCAGGGGGAGGTGGTAGTATATCCCTACGACCCTATTTTTGGAAACATCGGATGGCATTTTCCCGACATAGGGTTTATTCCTAAAGACTCTTTAAATCTGGACTACGAAGAAGAAAACGAGTACATGTTAGGAAACTGTCACGTATTCCCTTTGAGATTTGCTGACGAGAATTTACAGAACAATCCAAATACCATGCGAGCAAAGTATGATATGTTCGGACTTGACTTCAATATGTGGCGAACCCTAACATGGAGGCGTGGAGAATGCGAGAAATGGCTGTTTGAACGACTCAATCCCAACAACGAGGAATATATCATAGTCAATAAGAACTGGCATCACACGAACCGAAAATGCGATTTTAAGGTATTTCCCAAGTTAAAGGTTATAGAAATGGAACCTATCGGTGGTTATACTTTACTTGACTGGGGATATTTGCTTGAAAACGCTAAGGAAATTCACACCGTAGGCACTTCTATCGTTTATATGCTTGAGATTTTAAATGTAAAGAATGTACATTTGTACAAGCGTCCGGGGGAATCTGGATTTAAAAATTACGATTATTTATTGAATAAAAAATACACGTATCATGGGTAAAGGAGAAACATTATTCAGAGGGAAATTATTTAATAACAATTCATGGGTATATGGAGGTGCATTAATATGGAATGGTAAGGCAAGAATCATTCAGCATATTCAGTGCCTTAATTCTATTTGGACGACAAAAACGCATGACGTAAAGATAGAATCAGTAGGACAATTCACAGGGCTTTTAAATAAAGACGGATCAAAAATATTTAGCGGAAAAATAAGAATTGATATTTCTGGTATTGGTGGGGGTGAAGCTGAAATAAAAATGTTTGAGGGTAAATGGCAAATATTTGAAAGTTCACAGGGTTATTTACCGTTGTTTAATGCCCTTGAAAGAGATAATTTTATTATAACACAAGAACAATAAACCCATGCCAAGACTAATACAATACAACAACAAAGAATATTTCCACTTTCAGACCACAGGAAACTCTGCAAGGTTTATAATTCCGTTCGCAGAAGAACTCTGTATCGGGAATGGTTATGATATTGGTGCAGGGAATTGGAACTGGGCTTTAAGTGGCGCAGAAGTGATCGACACAAAGTTAAACGGACTAAATGGCGACAACCTGCCACCCGATTTGGTTGACTATATTTTCTCCTCTCACTGCCTTGAACACTGCGATAATTGGGTAAACACTTTAGAACATTGGTTAAGCCGAATAAGACTTGGTGGAGTGCTGTTTTTGTACCTACCGGACTACTCACAGGAGTACTGGCGTAGTTGGTCGAACCGCAAACACAAGCATAACCTACGACCCGAAGAAATCAAAGACTTTTTGCAGTCAAAAGGACTAAAAGTTTTCACCTCGGGAGTTGACCTGAATAATTCATTCTCAGTAGTGGCATTTAAGCAACTCGACCCTTACGGCTCACATATCCCCACATTTGACAGGATATTTGCAAAGAACAAAATAAAAACAGTCTTAGAGTTCGGTGGCGGAGATCACAGTACTCCGTATTTCATCGAGAAAGGCTGCACGGTACACTCTATTGAGATGCAATCAGAAGAATGGTATAATCATATAGTTGAGAGGAATCCTACGGCTAAAGTATTCTTTGATCTTGGCAAAGATGGTTGGAGGAATCTGATTCCTATTTTAAGCGACCACTACGATTTAATTTTTGTCGATGGTCATTTAGATTCACGTCCCGAATGTGCGAATTGGGCTAAGAACCACACCGATATAATAGTCTTACACGACACCGAAGCGCACTGTTATGGTTGGCAAAGACTTCAACTAAACGACTGGATAAAATACGAAGATATTGAAAATCACCCACAAACACAAGCGTATGGACGTAATAGTAATCCCTGTATATAACAGACCCGAATATCTGGAACGAACACTGAAATCGGTGTTTGAAAATCACAATGGTGAGTTTATTCTTATTTCAGACGATGGATCTACTGATAAGAAAGTCCAAGACGTGCTGAATAAGTATTTCGAGTTAGCAGATATTAGTGGAATAATTATGCAGTGGTTTACTTTTGAAAACGCAGGGATAGCACAGAATTTAAAGCGAGTACTGGATAAATGTAAAAGCTACGATACGATAATTACCCTGGATTCAGATTTTATCGTAAAGAAAGACTGGGTGAAGAAGTTAAAAGAGTTAGTGGCTGAAAACGTAATAGTTACAGGATTTAACGCACCGAGACATCCTATTATTAAAAGTGGTAAATTCCACGTAAAAAAGACTATCGGTGGAGGTAATTTGTGCTTTACTTTCGAGACTTATTTGAAGTTTATCAGACCGTATCTTATTGATCAAATGTGGGACTGGAGTATGAGTTACAATGCCCCAAGGCTTTTATGTACAAATCCGAGTGTTTGTCAACATATTGGAGTTCAGAGCGCAATGGGACACGTAAATGCTGATGTTGCGAAAGATTTTAAATTGTAGTACCTTTACAGAAAAAAGCCATGAAAGAGTGCAAAAAATGTGAGTCACAGAAAGAAGAAATTGAATTTACCGACCAGAACGGGCTACATAACGTCTGTAATAAATGTAGAGGGTCATTGAAAAAACCAGTTGTTGTGGTTCCTGAGAAAGTGAGCGACAAGCCGGTAAGCGTAAAAACTACGACACCTGAAGTGAAAAAGGTGGTTGTTCCAACTAAAAAAGTTGTAGCACCTGCACCGAAAAATGTCCCTGTACCGGAAGAACCAGCCAATGAGGGGCCGGTGTCTGTACGGGAAAAATAAGTTTGCTATTTGTAAGAAAAAAGACTATCTTTGTATCTGAAATCTGACGACCAGCAGATAAACAGTAATTATTTCTGAAAACCTTGTTCCGAGAGTCTGGTCGCTCAAAGAACGAGGTTTTCTATTTTAAACAAACTTATGAAAAAAGAACCACATTTAATCAAAGTTGACGGAAAGCTATTTTACGAAATGGCAGAGTTTCTAATCGAAAAGGATGCAAAAGACACTGACGAGTACGGTGACGTATTAATTCGTGTTCAGAACGCACAACAGTACGCTTTTGGCAAAGCAACAGAGTACAGACCTCGTTATAAAGAACGTGGCACAGGCGACCTGCTTATGTTCTGGATGAACGTGTACGAGGTACTTCAGGACGTACATATCTCAAAAGAACCAATGCAGGCTGAATCTGATGAATTAGAAATCAATGAAACAAGAATTGCAGATCAGGATATGGAGTGCGGTGCTTGTGAGTGGTTCAAGAATAACGATATTGACATTTCTGGATTTACCAAATCCAAACAAAAGAATGTAAGAAAAGCAGAAAAGAACGGATTTAAGATCCTAAAGGGTGAAAAATATTTGTACCAGAAAACAACTAACGAGGACGGTGATGAATTTGAGTTTACCGCTATCCGGGCTATACATGAGATTTGTGGTAAGTATGGGATCTATCAATACGATTAATCATGGAAAAGATAAGTATTAACGGATTTGATACATTTGAAATAATAATGGATGGCGTAAGGTATCGGCAAATGCCCGAATGGACTAACTATTGGGTAGGGGAAAATGGGAGGGTATATAATATGAAAATGAAATGGATGCTTGGAGAGGTTCTGAGTAGCCATGGATATACTCAGGTATTTTTCCATCAAGACCAAAAAATAAGTACAGGCCAAAAAACACATAGGTGGGTTGCTAAACTATTCTTACCTAATCCTGAAAATAAAAGGGAAGTTAATCATATTGATGGAGTAAAAAAGAATGCCGACATATCTAATTTAGAATGGGTAACGCCAAGCGAAAATATGTATCACGCATTTAGAACAGGACTTAATAAACATTCAGACTATCAAAAGTCCGAATCGGCAAGGCGTGGAAGATTATTATATGGGGGAGGTGGTAATCCAAAAGCAAGAAAGGTAATAAACATCAAAACAAATGAAATATTTGGGTGTTCTATCGAAGCTGCCGATTCAATTGGAATGAAAAAAGGTACGCTAAGGGCGCAACTATTGGGTCACAATAGCAACAGGACTGATTTCAGATATTTAGATACTATTACTAATAATTCCGAAGTTGATAAAATTCCGCCACATCAAATTTAGTATCGAACCTCCCGGCAATATCATCCGCATAAGTCGATTTCTCTCCGAGGAGCGTACCCATATACGCAGACAGGCCGTCGAAATTTGTAAGGTCTTGTAAGCCAAGTATATCCATAGCTTCTCTGAGTAAGGGTTCTAGTTCGTGTCTCTGAACGTGTATGTTTAAATCGTCAGACATGTAATTAAAACCCTTAATTTTTGAGTGAGTAGAACTATATCCTGCATTTGGACGGGGATAACCATCGTCGTCTGTGTCGTATATTAGATACCCCTCAAAATCGTGTAATTTGAAGTACTTATTGACATGATCCACATCGTTTTCAGGATAGCACCCACATCCGTAAAATATACAAAGTTTAAGCACATCTTCGCAGAAAATATCCGTTGTCTCTGGTCTATAAGAAGCATATACGATAGGTTTTGCTGTAATCCAATCCTTAACAGGTTTAGTGTCGGGATCTATCTGTGTGTCTCGTTTTAATCTTAAAGCAACACCTCCGTCAGATTTTCTTCCATGTGTCGTTTTGTCCAATCTAAAAGCATCAGCAGAGCAAATATACTTTGTACCAAATTCAGGATATTGAACACCACGCACCATTTTAAATCTGTTTTGTTGATCTATTGGTGGGATATACGATGCAAGATAATCTCCCTCTTGTCCGTCCGGTGGAAAAACCATTGCTACTTTACCTCCAAAATTATCGACCCACGCCAAATTAAACGATCTGGTAGTTTGTTGTCCAAACCTTAGTTCGGTTATTCTGTCTGAAATCTTTTGAACCGGGAAGAAATTATTGTTCGCGGGGGGTGTAAATATTTCGCGATACTCGATAGGATTTTGCCTTTTCTCCTGGCTTAGAGCATCTTCCGAAAGTCCCTTCCTATTATTGAGCAAGTATTCTTTTGCACCCATATTGGGATTCATGTTATGCGCTTTTAGAAACTCTCTTTGTTGCGGTGTTGGTTTGTACTCTATTGAGAATCCAAATTGATCAACGAATCCAGGATAACCGTCACAGGCACGAAAGAATATTGTAACCATACCTGTTTGTGTTTGACCGGAATCCTTGCGTTGGTAAAACATGGAACCCTTGCATAGTTTCAAAAAAGCCAAACCTGCTTCTTTCGACATATCTTCCACTGTCGATGTTCCTGTTATATCACCGTCAATTCTATCGCGCTCAGAACAGCATAACTTAATGGTAGTGTGGCGTTTAAGTATATCTTCCCCTTCGACTTTTCCTAATTCATCTCCGTAATATTCAGCTAAACCGGAACCGTCATAGTGTGAACCTTTCTTACTGCTCGCAAAATCCAATACCGTATTCAAAGAAATATCCATATCATCAGACATAAATGACAACTTAGATTTGGAACTCATAGATTCCATTAACGGTTTAAAAATAAGCGGGAGTTTTCTAAATTGGAACATTATATGGTCACTGAAAATCCTCTGACTGGACTCCTCGTCGCAGCCTTGATTTCCAAATCTTTTCTCCAAAGTTCTGCTTGATGACTCAAGTTGTGCCGAAACCGATTTGCTCGTATCGCCTACTCTTCGGGCCTTTCCGATCAGGATACCGTAGAAAACACGCCTCATTAGGTCGATCATTTCATAGGTTCCGTCACTTTCAGGAATAGCCACACCGTCCTTATCTGTCTTGGCGAAAGTTCTTGTTTCTAGTCTTGCCCACTGTTTAGCTATGTACCATCTTCTGTCCCGGTCTCTGTATTGTGGTTCACCTGCTTTTGGGATCTCGGTAAAGTTAACGTAGAAGTAATCTGCACCAGTCATATAATATCCCCGGCCATTGAGCATAATCCAATATCCGAAAAGCCGGTGGAACCACATCTTTTCAATCCATTCTATTTCTTCTTTATAGTCGATTGCTTTTGATTCAAGTTCGTCCCAAAAATTATTAATAGTATTTATCTCTATTTTTATAGAAGTGTTTTCTCTGGCCTTATTTGACTTCTCCTTAGACCGTAAATGACGCTCTAGGCTCAAAAGTCTGGGTGGTACGATTTCTCTGTGGAATATTTGTTCCTCTGGGGGTAAACCGTAATTTGCCATTGTACTATTATCTGGCAAAAATTGAGGTTCGGGTTTATTAAAACTTCGGTAAGTTCGCTGTATTAAATCTAAAATATCTACCTTAACTCCCTCACCATTAGGAGTTAAATCTTTGTCGGAATTTATTATCACAAACTTTTCGCAAGGTTCGTAGGAATACATAAGCTACGTTAATTGGTCTATGCAAAGATAGTCTAAATTATCTTAAAAGCCAACAATACTACAACCTTATCAATGTCTAAATTAAGCCTTACGCACGCCTCAGTTAATAGATACTCCTTTAACTGCTCTAAGTCACACCCATCAAATGTTCGTGTAATACGTGAATGCTCATGGCATTTAGCACCTTGTTTGTCGCAGATATTTCTCTCGTAGACTGTAATCATAGCATCATTTCTAAAAGTTCGTCAATTATAGTCTCCGGTATGCAGATTATGGCATCAGGTGGACTTGAATTTAGCTGTCGGGTCTTGCTGATGAATTCTGCCCAATTGAGAAATCCGTTGCATACAGCCCAATAATTCTTAATTTCTATGGTACTTTTCAGTTTAAATTCAGTCATTTTTACCTAATTCTTGTTTGAATTGTGCTTGAAGTTCCTTAATATTTGGGATTGGTATTAGTTCTCCGGTGCAGTTAGGATGACCACATTTTTTGTCATCATCAATTTTCAATCTTATACATATCTTTTTGTGTATGGTACACTGATATGCGTTATTAATATCCCAATTCCATTCTGCAATTATGCTTTTTGTGTTTTCGTCAAATTCTAACATGTTTTTACGTTTTAAATTATTGGTAATACTGATCTTTAATCTTTAAATTCTTTTCGGAAATAGCTTTTGCCATTTCCTCAGGACGCAACCTTAATTTGTCAACCATACTAGAATACAGTGCTTTACGCAAACTTTGGTCACTATCTCCGAACAAATTAACCTCAATGTCCTTTAGGTTATCACTAAGGTTGTTTATATTCTCACGGATTATCTTAACAGCTTTCTCGTCAGTTTCACCCATTGATCTTTGAACCTGAGAAGCAAGCATCTGTTGAAAAGCTACATACCGTATCATATCGGGAGAACCAAGCGAAATAATGTAGTCGATAATTAATCTGTTAGCTTCGGGGTTTTTGCCAATTAGCATTTCCTCTACTTCGGGTTCAAAGGTGTCATCAAACTCAAATCCAGACTGTATAGCGCATTCACGTTTTCTTTCTGAGTAGTCTTGATACTTTTTACGGTTTTCAGACTTTGGATTATACATGTGGATTATATACCTATCTAATTTTACAGGGTCGATATAATTAGATTCGGGTTCTTCTATTTCTTTTTTCTTAGCCATTTCTCAGTTTCTCGATTAATTTCTCCAATATTTTAATTACATGTGCTTTATTCACACAGTTAGACGTAAATTCTATTTCTCCATTAACAACGGTAATATTTAACGCTGTAACAACTTTTATCTTATCCAATTATTAACTCCCCTCTTTTTACGTAAAGAATATCTTTTCTCATAATCGGAGTTAATAGCCCAAATTCCTTTGCAAGTCCGTTATCCAGTCTCCGATTTCTGTATTTTTTGAAACAAATTACATCGTTAACCTCAACTTCCATGTCAGAAGGCGTATATAAGCTCTCAGATGCAGGTTGCCACCGCTCAAGGTGATTAGTGTTCATCCTTCCTACAAACTTCACTGTAGCGAACTGTTTGGATTCCTTTTTAACTACCTGTTCGATGTATTTTATCTCGTCAATTACAGGTTCGCAAATCACGTAGCCGTTAATTGGGGTAAGATTATATAACGAATCAAACCCAATCCCATTTTCATCTGTATCTGAATTAATTCGTACATCAACCAATTTTTGTTTGCAATAAATATCCGAATATTTTATCCAAAAATACCTTACACCTTCGCAAATAATAAACTGCTTGTCGTTTTGTGCAAGTTGAAGTGGGAGTTGATTTACCACAACGGTATCGCCTACGGATAATTCCATAGTCGTTTCCCATTCTGAAAAACCTTGACCAAATTTAATGTTTTCCGGGACTGCTATTACCTTGTTAACAACGGGTACGTACCGAAATTGATCCTCAGTAAAATCAACATCCATTGTTAGTTCTACCTCTTTTGTTAGTGCAAATTTACTTCTATCCTCTAATGGCATTAAAAGTACCATATTATTTATTGGGGTAATTCTTAGCAACTCTTCTTTGGTTAGCTTTATCATAAAAATGTTTTATATGCAAAGATAGACAATCAATAGGTATATATTTACACCTCACGCTAGTTTAGAATCATTCTAAATTAAAATATTTACTTGATAATAATTATATTTTATTGTATCTTTGTTCCGCTACTCAGATAATATGAAAAAATTTAATCACCTCTTAGAGCCATTGCCAAAATTGACGATCTCCGTCAGACTGGGTAGCCTTTGGTTTTAAGGGGTGTTTATATATGGAAATAAAAATAAAAATAAAAAAACACAGTAAGTATACGTGCGTTGACTGGGATTTTGATGCACAAAAAATGGAGTGTAGCTGTTAGGGGAATTAAAAAATGTTATATCGGACTTTTTGATGATGAATTAGATGCAGCACACGCATACGATGATTATATAATAAAAAATAATTTAAATAGAAGATTGAATTTTCCACCACCAGAACCACCAACTGTTATCCCGAACACTCGATGGATATGCCTAACACGGGGGAAGTGGGCTTTAATTGATGCTAGAAATTACGATAGAGTATCTAAGTATAAATGGCAAGCATTTAAAACAAAAAATGGAGTTTATTATGCCGTTGCCAACACCAATAATGGAAATGAAAAAATATACTTACATAGATTTATATTAGGAATAACTGATAGCAAAATACAAGTAGATCACAAAGACCACGATGGGTTAAATAATACCGAGGAAAATATTAGAGCGTGCACATCAAGACAAAATCTAACAAATAAAAGAAAAAATAAGGCTAATTTGAATAAATATAAAAATGTTTATCTTGATAAAAAGTCAAATAAGTGGTTGTCTAGGATATATATAGATGGAACTGTTATATATATTGGGAGTTCCAAATCAGAAAACACAATGGCAGAAAGATACAATATGGCGGCAAAATGGTTTCACGAAGAATGGGCATGCCTAAGTGAGATCGTCTAATTTTACCGTATCTTTTCTCCATGTTTTACTATTCAGATTCGTAACCTCAATAATTCTGTCACCGTCAATTGCTTTAACCCAATTTGGCTGAGTTTCCACAATTAGCGAGCAATTAGGTCTATCAATATGATCTTCTTCGGTTAGAAAGTATTGATAATTATTTTGATCCACGAAGTTGTATATAACCTTTACGAGCTTTTCAGTCATTTTAATATTCATTTTTCATCTTAACGCAATCTTCACCGTCTTCGAGTGTGGTCATAATTGCAAAATCAAGCATTTCATAAAACACTCCAAGTCCTTCTGAATTCTCTGTTCTGTTTTGAATATTATCTAAAACAAATTCAGACAGTTTGTGTTTATCTTTAACAATTAGCGGGGTTTCGGGATTATGTCTTGCTAGAAAAGCAATATAATTAACAGGAATGGTAATTATTACCGATTCTTTTGTTTTCTCAAATGTAGGAAGCTGTTTTGTTTTCATACTTAATCTTTTGACAAAGATAACTCCCTATTTACGAATATCCAAACTTTGGGTCTAATTTGGAATCATTCTAAATTGTATTGCAAAATAATTCACAAATGCCTATCTTTGTAAAAACTATTCAGAGATGTATATTCCTGGCTTGAGTGAAAAGTATAAGGATCTTCCTTATGATATAAAAAGGACAAACGGCAAAAAAGACAAAGATTATTATAGGTCGAACATTATAGGAATGTACAGCGTGCATGTCCGTGATAGCGCAGGTATTACATTTTCATCACAGCAAAATTTTGACCTACTCCGCTCTTATGGCTCAGGAAAACAAGACGAAAATAAGTACAAAAATTACATGTCTACCACTAGACCGACCAACGAAGCGACATCTCCGGCAACAACGGCATTAGACGGCCCCGGTGGGTTTACGCAAGCGAAAGAGACCCAGAGAAAGGGGTACATGAACATTTTTTGGAAAATTATATCGAGTGCGCCTAAACTAATGTCTACATTACTTGGAAAGTTTGAGCAGGCAGAGTACAGTATCGAATGTAACCCAATAGATGCACAGTCGGGAGCAGAGACCGAAAATAAGATGGTCGAATTGTGGGCTGTAAAAGAAGAAGAAGCGTTTTTAAAAGAATATCATGCAAATATTGGGATAAAATTTCAGGAACCGAACTATCTTCCCGACACCATAGATGAACTCACTTTATTTAAAAACAGGGGTGGCTTTAAGCAAGAACATAGTATGCTGATGGAAACCCTAATAAATTGGACTTCCAAAACCTCTCACTTAAAAGAGATCAAAAAAGAATGTATAGCCGACCTCATTAATTTAGGTGTTTGTGTCGTTAAAGATTACTACGATAAAGAAGACGGCACTGTAAAGACAAAGTACATCGACCCAAAGATGTTCTCTATACAGTACTCTAAACACTCAGATTTCAGAGACTCAGAATACGGTGGTCACGCAGAATTAATGACTGTTTCGGAGTTGAGAATTGCAATGCAGCAAGAAGGGATTTCGAAAGATGTTTACGAACAACAACTTCAAAAATGCTCGCAAGCCTATTCTGGAAAATTAGGAAATCCAGGATTAGAGCAATGGGACGTAAATAACTCTCAGATAGAATCAGGTGGTTGGAAATATGACTTCTATAAAGTCTTAGTTTATAACGCAGAATGGATAGATACAGACGAACTCACAGACATTTTAAGAACCAACTCTTATAATAAACTAAAAATTATCCCCGTTCAAGAAGGCGAAAAGATAAAAGAAAAACCGAATCAAAAAGTCCAAATCACTCAAATAAGAAAACGATTTAAATGTAAATGGCTTATCGGAACTGAAATAATTTTTGAATACGGAATCGACCAAAATATCACCAGACCGAATAAAAAAGACGTACTTATTTCTTATCATGCCTATAAACTGCCTTTTGCGTCGATTACAGACCAGCTTATACCTATATATGACAACTTCGTAATAATCTGGCACAAGTATCAAAACAACATCGCTACAGCTATAAATAAAGGGTATATCTTTAACCTTGATGCTTTCAATTCCTTAGATAAGGGTGGTCAAAACGGAATGGTTGAGATTCTAAGACAGTTTATGGAAACTGGAATAGGTTTTTCTAAAATGACTGACGCCAAAGGAACCCGACAGCAAAATAACCAACTTCCGGTTCAAGAATTAAACGGTGGTATGGGTAGTGCTGTTACTGACTTTTTCACTCAACTAAAACTAAATTTAAGTTTAATTGAGAATTTAACAGGGATTAATCCTTTATCACTTGGAACCGTAGACCCTAATGCGCCTGTTAGAACGAATGAAATAGCAGTACAAGCCACCTCTGACACTCTCAGACCTATACTTTCAGGTTGGTTGAATGTAAAAGAAGGCTATGCCAAAAACGTAGTTCTTACTATTCAATTACTTTTAGAATTCGACGAGGACGCAAGAGAAACCTACAAAGAAATTATCGGAGAAAGAGGACTTCAGGTTTTAAAACTCGCAGTCGGAAACGCTACTAAGTACGGAATAGCCATTGAAGCTATGCCTACTGATCAGGAAAAACGAGACCTAATGGAAAGTGCTAAAATCGCCTTACAAAGTGGTAGAAACGGTCAACCCGGAATTACTGATGCAGATTATTTCGCAGTCACTTCTATTTTAAGTTCTGGTGGATCTTTAAAGTTAGCCGAAATGTGGTTGGAATCTTCTCGCAGAAAGAACCTAAAGTTAGCACAAGAACAAGCACAGGCAAATTCTACTCAACAAGCACAAGTTTCAGCACAGGCTACCCAAATGGCAGAACAGATGAAAACTGAAGGTGCTTTAGCTATCATTAAACAAAAAGGTATCGAGGACAGGGAAACACTTGTCACAGGTGCTTATTTAACAGCTTTGGCAGCAGGTGATAGCGCACAAGCCGATATGCAGATAAAGTTGATTGACAACTACATAAAAACAGGCAACTTGCTTACACCTGAAAATTTCACCCAACAGAATCCACAACCTGTTCCACCACAAGGACAACAGGGTACGGGACAGAATCCACCCCCGCAAGAACAAACACAGGTTCCGCAGATGCAACAATAATCTATATTCTATGATTGTTGCAATATCTGGAACAGTATTTTGCTGGGTTCTTAATTGTTTCTGATTTTAGCCTTCTGAATATTTTGCCACAATTTAAACAAGTATGCGTATCCCAATTATTTTCGTCTGTCTGTTTTGGGTGATATATCCTTTCGTGTTCGCTTGTGCTTGATAGTAACACTAAATTGTTTATATCGTTATCATCCTTTATCTTATTTATATGATGAACGACCTCGGTATCCAAAAGTGGTCTACCTATATGCTTTTCCATCACAAGCCTATGTTCTCTTACGTATTTACCATTAATTCTTATTACGATATACCCATACCAGTTTTTACACCTTCTTGGGTATTGTATTTCCTCTCTACATTTTTGGGAACAATATTTTATCCCTCTCTTTATTCTGTATGGGATTGCGAAAAATTCATTACCACAGCACTGGCAAACCGTCTTAATCCTATTCGATTTTGGCATACATTTTATATTAAATTGTTTATACTGCAAATATACAAAATAATCTACCATAAAAACAGCACATCTATAAAAATAAATTCCCGAAGCCTATTGTTTATATTTAATCTAAATAAAAACTTGTATTAAATTCTACATAACATTATCTTTGTAAATTAAATACGGATAGGCGTAAACTTGACACCTGAAGCCATGACACAGCAAAACCCACAACCTCAACCACCGATACAGGACACAGGTCAGAATCCAGTACCACAGGAACCACAACAGGTTCCTCAAATGCAACAATAATGGAAAAAACAGATTGGATTGACAGGTTACACGATGCGATGAAAATAGCATCAAAAGAAGTTTGTTCCGCAAGAAAGGAAAAACGAAAGGTTGACCCGAATATAGCAGAGGGATATTATTTGGAATCCGATGAAACTACGTGGTCATTAATTCCACTTGCAAATCTACAAGAAGCAAGAAGCGACTTAATCTTGTATCATATTTTAGAAGAAATGAATAACCTAACAGAATAATGGACTTCGCTAAAATAATGAGAAACGTTCAGCAAGCCATTAGTCTACACAGGGCTATGTTTGGAGTAGATACCACTGGGTTTGCCCAACAAAGCAGAAACCTACTTCTTAGCAATGTGCATCAAGGGCAAAATGGATTTATAGGCAATAAAAGAGACGATTTAAATAAATACAGTCCTGCATTACTAAATACATTGGGTGCAACAGGCAACGGAAATCCTACTCAATGGTACACCAAACCTACAGAAAACGGAATAGTAATGCAACCACTCGGAGACCCCAATGCACAAGTTAATTTAGGAACAGATAAAGCATTTGCGGACTACGTTTCAACTATTGGAGTTACAGAAGCCAATAAATTAAAGAATCCTTTAGCTTATCAACAGGCACAAAGAGAGTTTGCAAAGAGAGTAAATATTAAGCCCGTAGAGTTATTTGCTAAACAGTAATTTAGAATCGTTATAAATTACTATCTTCTATTGATTTACGTTTTTATTCGTTGTATATTTGTGGCAAAAATGTATGACAACTAAAAAAGATATTATTCAAACACTTTTACTAAAAACGGTAGAAGTTGTACTAAAAAACAATTTGGAGTTAATAAAGTGTGATGCAGCAAGAGCAGCGTTTAGCACTTTTAATAGAGCAGAACTACAAAAAGAGCAGGATATCTTAAAAGAAGGTATCGAATGGCTATCAGAGCAACTCTCGCTGGAAAAGATAAAAGAAGCAAAAGTCGACTGGGACAAAGCACTTGAAGCAGCACAGCGACTAAATAATTCTAAAGAAGAATTTGCCAATTGCTTTTACCAAAGGATTTGTGGAATATTCTCTCCTAAAGAAAGAAAGGACGAAGCAAAGAAAAATGATCATTGTATATTTTATGCAGGTTTTGGGAAATTCTGTCCTGAGAAAGAAGATTTACATGATAATAATAGATATTGTATTTCGGCAGGAAGGTATTGCAGGGTTCCGTTTTGTAATACGAGAGAGGTATGAACATAAACGAATTACGTATTGGGAATCTAGTAACAGATCAATGGTATGAATCATTCAAAACGATACTGAAAGTTGAGTCCATAAATGAAAATGGAATCAATCTTCAAATTGAAGATGATGGGAATTGGTCAGAGTGCGCACAAAGATGGATCGGGGAAGAATATAAGATTGGTGAAATTTATCCTATTCCGCTAACCAAAGAATTACTCGACAAAACCAACTTAGAAAAAGTTGATTTTTATTATCATATCTACAAAGGTAGATATGAAGTTACTCCAATGGCAAAACCGTATTGGGGTATTTGGCTGGGAAAAATTGAATCCTTACCTGACACACAGGAATTTATGACAGGAATAGAATATTTACACGAATTGCAAAACATATACTTTGCCTTAACGAGTACAGAACTTGAAATAAACCTATAACCTATGGCAACTAAAATAAGATTAATACCTACACTGGAAGGAAAGACGGCAAAGGACTTCGTTGAAAAGGCTGATAGAAATTTAGTAAAAGTGCAGGCATGGAACAAAATACCAGAAAAGTGTTTTGTTTGTCAAAACGCACTGACAGATATTTGTCACAACTGTATTAATTATCCATTAAAAAAAACTTAATGAAATGGCAAAGCTAAGGGGAGGTAAAAACGAACTACTTATAACGTGCGTTGAAATGCTGAAGGGCGGTCTTTTGTATTCTGAAAGTGATCCCGAAATCTTTATTGACCACGTAAGAGTGTGTATAGCTTGTCTTCAAAAGGAAATATTAAAATTTAAAACCAAAAATGAGCAGACCACATAAATATCCAAAGAAAAAGAAACTACTTAAACATACACCGTGTTTCAGTCAAATTAAAGGTTACTCAAACCAAAAAAGCAGATTTATTCCTATTGACTGGAGTGGGTGTATGAGTCAGTTTTCGGGTTCTAGATTATCTATTTCATTTTTACATAATCAATTAATATGAAAGCGCAAACAAAGTTATTATTAAAAGAAGCCTATGATTTTTGTAAAAAAGAGAACAGGTCGTTAGCTTATACGGTTGAATACATGTGCGTATTTGCCAATGTGGATGAGAATTGTGCTGCGAATTGGTTGGGTAAATATTCGGGTGACTATGAAACTAAAACAAAATGAACGACTTATTTAAACAAGCAGGCTGCGGTCAGAGAAAACATTCGGACAGGTTCAATAAAAAGGAACCATCTGGGAGTAAAAGATTGTTTTCGGGATTGAGACGTGCAAAAGTAAACAGAATTACGCAAAACGAAATTACAGAAGAGACACAAACATCGTATTTAGTTGCTGAATTTTATAGGGGTGTTTATGTAGAATCGTTCTACTGGTAAAATCTGGAAGTTGTGGGCTGATTTCTCAAACCCTCTACCTTATGCTTCGGATAGGATAAAAGCACACTAAAACCTATCATTAACTTGGTAGGTTTTTTTATTGTCAATTTCCTTATTTGTATTTAGACTAAATTAATATTGCATATTTCTGCGATAAGTCCTATCTTTGTACTTTAATTAAACAACCAACCTGTTATTTGTCCCATTCGGACAACCAACACAAAACTCAAAAATATGGAAATAGAGGAAATGATCGAAAAAGCTGAAGCAAGAAACGCTTTAGCAAATGGAACACCCCCAGTAATACCACCTGTAATACCAGAGGTGGATAAAACCATACCTACACCCGAAGTAGTAATTCCCCCGACAGATACCCCCGACGAAGTAGTTAACTATTTCAAAGAAAACGGTTTTGAAGGCACAAGGGATGATTTTAAACCATATTTTGAGAAAGCCAAAAATTACGATACAGAAGTTGAGAAAATAACTGCATACGAAAAAAGGGTACAGGAAATGACAGAAAAGGAAAAACTCTTAGAGGAAAAGTTAACTCTTTTAAAAGACTTTGCAGATCCTCTGAAACTTTTTAACTCTGAGGACGAATATAAAGCCAGCCTTTTAAGAAAGCAGAAACCTGAACTCGACCCTTACGCTTTACAACAAGTAATGACCAAAGACCTTAACTCTCTACAACCGTTAGACGTTTTAAGGTTACAAAAGAAATTAAACGATTCAGACGTATATCCCGATCAGTCTACCATAGATGCTATCATGGCAGAACATTACGGATATGAAGTCGGAACCGAATTTGAAGACCTCGACCAAATAACACAATCCAAAATAAGGAAAGACGCAAAAGAAGCACGAAAAGAATTTGACACTCTAAAGGCAGAGGTAAAAATTCCGGAAGTGATTGACATTGACTCTTTCTTGCAGCAAAAACAAACTCAAACTAAAGAAAGTATTGAGAAGCTATCGCAAGAGTGGACACCACTTGTGAAGAAGATCCCCGAAGCAATGGACAAAATAGTAATTACCGAAGATGGTAAACCTATTTTTGAATATAACATCGAGGAGGACTTCAAAAAATCAATTCTGGAGAACATTGGCGCAACAAAAGACTGGCTAATTAGTCAGAATATTGCCCCAACGAAAGAAAATTTGGAACTACAGATCCAAAACCTGAAGGATTACTATGCTAATTTACCCGAAAACAAGGTGAAGATGTTCAAAGCCTACGCAGCACAAGAAGTGACTAAGCGAGAAATTGAACTGAAAAAAGAAATCAGTAATCCAACCACAGGCAACAGGTCACAGGCTCCACAAAATAATACTCCTGAACAGATCAAGAAACAAGAAGAAGTAAATGCGATATTGGATTATTTGAAATAAATAAATTATTCACACTTAACTCCTAAAAAATGGCAGTTGACAATCAGGTAGTAGCAGCCGCTACATCCGCAAGTATCGCAAGTTTGCGTTCCTTCCAGAATATGCCGGAAGTAGATTCGCAATTACACAAATTATATGGTGAAGGACTACTGATGGTAGATTTCCTTCACAAATCAGGACGTTCACGCCCTATGGCTTCAGACACCGTATCAGGTGAAGAAGAAGTATTCACACACCGTACCATGAAATTGGGTACTATCGTAACCAATGCCGCAGGATCAGCTACTGTAAAAATTGATGCAGACGATTTTGACAATCTTGGTAACTACTATCCTCGTGTAGGATTTTCCGTAATGGTAGGTAATACTATCGTAGGATTCACCGAATGCCGAATCAGTGCTATTGATACTACCGCAGCACCTAATACAGTCTTTACTCTGTTACGCTACAACGCTACAGCAGTAGGATTGGATGCTCACGTGTACGCAGGTACTCTCGCATTGGGGATTGAATTACCTATTACTGCTTCCGCTTTTGGAGTAGGAACAGGTCAGCCCGCACCTACCAACGTAGGAACCATCCAGAGAATTTTCTATCCTCAGATCATCAAAGAAAGTTTAGCATTTGAAGGTCGCCAATTGGTTACTCAGAAATGGGTTGCAGTCAATGGTGGAAAACAGTTCTTTAATAAAGAGTTGCTTCGTGCTGAGTTCTTAATGGATGCTCAAGAGGAAATGATGGCTTTAATGGGCCAAACCAATACAGCCAATCTTACCCAGACTTCTTTGATGTCTAATACCGCTAACGTAATCGGTAAAGTAAAAGGTCTTTATACTTGGGCAGAAGAATTAGGTGGCGACATCTTAATTGGCTCAACAGGTATGAGTATCGACGACCTCGACACCGTAGAGTCTTATTTGATCTCTAAAGGTATCTCTGACTCCGTAGTAGCTTTATTTGGTGGTAATTCAGCTATCAGGAAACTGATGAAGAACACTATCGCTAAAATTCAAGGAACTTCAGGTGGTTTAGCAGGCTCACCATTTGTAGGTGAAATCCAGGATAAACTGTTTGGTGGAAACGCTATCAGTGTTAACTTTAACGTACAGGTGATTAAGGGTTCTTCTATCACTTTTGTTCTTATCCCTACTCCGATCTTCTCTAATCCTAAATTCATGGGTGTTTCAACTACACTTTTGGATGATGCTTTAGTAGTGCTTCCATTGAATCAGTCAGTAGTTTCTATTGACAGACAGAAAATGAGTGTACCGAACTTTGAACGTAGATACAGAGCGATGGACGGTATGAATAGAGACAGAATTGTCGGAACTTTGGCAGGTATGGACGGTATGAACCAATTGGTTCATAGCCCTATCGTTTCCTCAATTGATGGCTCAAATACCTATTGGTTGAGTGACGTATGTTACACTATATATGAAAGTTACAGATTAATGTTGGTAAAACGTTCATCTTAATCGCAATTAAATTTGCATTCCAATAAAAAACAACCTATCTTTGTAATCTAATCGGGTACTAGACGATTAAACAAAAGATAATCTAAAAACTCAAATCCGATTAGGTCTAGTACACCGAAAGGATTTGAGTTTTTGCTTTTAATAATATTATGGAAAAATATTGGGAGAAAGTTCACAAAACAGATTATTGTTGGGTATGGAGTACGGCAAATCCTAAATGGTACGGAAAGTTTAAATTCAGAGGTAGAGATGAAGGAGTGCATCGTATATCATATATGATACATAAAGGAGAAATACCAAAAGGTATGTATGTTTGCCATACCTGCGACAATCGTGCTTGTGTAAATCCCGACCACCTATTTTTAGGTACAGCAAAAGATAATATGCACGATTGTGTTATGAAGGGTAGAAAATGGCTAAATCACAATAATACTATCTCTAAAAATAATATGTTATCAAGAGCATCTATTAAGACACTTGCAGAAGTGGAAGCCATAAAATTTGCCATTAAAAACAGGGGAACTAAATTGATAAAAGACATAGCTGTTGAGTTTGGGGTAAGCAATGATGTTATCGTAGACATTAATAGGGGTAAGTGTTATGGCGAAAATTCTTTGGTTATGAAGTTCCTACGAGAAGAAGCAAATAAGCCTAATTTAGAATTATTCTAAATAACTTGCAATACTTATCGGTATTGATTATCTTTGTGAATTATAAACCTGCTTTTTCTCCCCATTCGGAAGACAAGCACAAAACTCACAAAATGATAATAATTGATAAAGAAATCATCAAACAGGAGCGGAATCCCAAAACGGATGACGCTCTTTTAATTGCAATTGGTAAGCAGTTAAAAGAAATCGACGGTTGGTTTAACAGACCTAACTCAGTAGTTAAATTAAAATGGCATCCACGTTACGTCTATCGTAACCCAGTTACAGGTGTCAAAGAAGAAAAAGCAATGTCGTCAATTGGTTTTGAAGCTGTCATCAAAATTGGCGGAAAGAACCGACACGTAATCTACGCAGAACGTGAAGAAAATAGCGAAGGAACAAAACCTATTTATAGCCCACGTAGCGAATCATTTACAGGACACGCAGTATTTACCGAAAACGACACCGAAAGGCTGTTGTGGTATCTGATGTTTGAACCGAGGGTAAAAAACGGTGTTATAGTCAGGGAAGACTTGAGTAATGATGCAGAAAAACTCGCTACAAAGCGCAAACAAAGCGTTGACTTGCAGTTTTACCTATACTCTGATGCTTCACCTTTAGATGACGCAAGGCTTCGTGTAATCGCTCGAAATTGGGCTATTGATGACAGCAAATTTGATACAATTGATATGCTCAAAAATCGTCTTTTTGATGCAATACAAACCGAGGAAGGGCGTACCGAAAAGGCTATTGCTGAATTTAAAGAACAGGTATCAAGTTTCTCTGATGAAATCAAGGCTGTTTCTGTTGTCGCACAGGGAGTTTATAAGAAAGTCATTGAGTTTGACCACAACGCTTCACAGTGGCAGTGGAAAGGCGACAAGGATAATCCTATCCTTAAGATTAATCCTAACGACAGAGGAAACGATATTCTGTTAAGAAAACGTCTCGCTCAGTTTTTGATTGCAAGTGAGAAACTCTATCTTTTGAAAGAAGCAATCGGTGACACAGACGAGGACGTGGAAGAAACCAGTATTGATATTCGTTTTGATAAACATACTCAATGGGATAAGCTGAAATGGCCTATTCTGAAGAAGGCGTTAAGAGAAGCAGGTGTGAAGTTTAAAAACACAGACACACAACCAACGCTGATCGAAATGTGCCAAAAAACCTACGCAGATACCGAGGCGTAATTTAGAATCGCTATAAACTGCACTTGATAGCACAATTAACTTGATTATTCATTTTAATTGTGCTATTTTTGCATCGGTCAAAAGAGAAGGGGTATTTATACGCCTGCTGACCTGCCGAGAGTTTCGATGCCCATCTTGCTCTCGGTTTTAAAGAAAATTAATTCAGGCGTATGCCGGTGAGAAGTGTAGTCGTATAACATGGGACGACATTTGAGACGAAAGAAGCCACAGGTAATTCAGTTTGCTTGTGGCTTCACTTTTATGTATCTTTGTGAAAACATTGTTCAATGCAAGATAAGCACGTTTTTATAGGTCAGAGAATGAATCTTGATGACGACTCAAGGTTACTCAAAGAAAATGAAACTAGAGAAATCTATAATTTACGTTCAGGGAACACCTCCACCAACGGCAAGGGGTGTCTTGAAACGCTCAAATCTAATCTAGACATTTTAACTCTCGACATAAACGCAAGTTACACTGATCAAATATTCCCTATTTATTACAACGTAGAGAAATCCGGAAGCTACACGAGAAATAACTGTACAACTGGCTATGCCGGTTCATCTGTTTCTTATGTCGTTGCTGCCGGACTTTATTACTCAACCATAGACCAAGACGATGCAGACGATCAAGCTGAAGCCGATATCACCACTAATGGACAATCTTATGCAAACTCTCACGGCGCTTGTACGCTAATTCCTGTTTATTGGAATGTCTCAAAATACGCACCATTCACCCGTAATGACTGTGGAGACGGTTATACGGGTTCTACGACTGAATACACCGTATCGGCTCATACTTATTCTTCTTTGGTAAGTCAGGTTGTTGCAGACGCACTCGCTCAGGCAGACGTAGATACCAATGGACAGGCCTATGCCAACGCTCACGGAACTTGTGCACTGACCGATGCTACCCTAAATTACGCCTACACCGCTTCAGCTACAGTAAGTTCTTTTGATCTAAAAATTAACGGAGTTGACGTAATTACAAGCGGAGTAAGTGCTTCCGGAGCCCATGCAATAACAGCCGGTGACGTGATTACCTCGACTTTGGCAGTTGTTTTAGGTACAGACACAGATAACGGGGTAATAACTGTAAGCAGAGTTTCTGACAGTGTAGTTTTGGTTACAGACCCAGAAACTGGTTCTAGTTATACTTGTTCTATTACCTATACATTTGATCCTACCGATGGAGATATTAATTTAATCGCTCAAGAATTATCAGCATGAGAATAGTTGGAACCTGTAAAGATGTAAAGAATAACGCACTGATAACCTTTATCAGTTCTGGTGACGGACATGATGCCATACAAAGAATATGGTCTGACGGGAGAGTAGAAAAGATAGCCAACTATGACTTCAGGTTTGGATATATCGTTTCCGCTAACGTAGTTGGAGATTTGTTATATTGGACTGACGGACTGGAGATTTACCGGACAATAGGTTTCTTTAATCCCCCACGAAAGATAAATCTTCTACGTGCAAGTGCAATGACTAATCAGTTCCTTGCCCCAAAACTTTATGAGTGGGATACCGGAGCAAGTTATTTAAAAGGTGACAAAATAGAATATCTTTCTAATATTTACGTGGCAAAGTCTGATAACTCAGGTCGCACACCTACAGATACTACTTATTGGAGATTTGCCCGCACAAAATGGGTAGCCGGAGAAATAGCTGGCTATGGAGGAAATTGTTATCAATGTCTACAAGATTCAGACGTGGCACTCCCTACTGACTCTGTTTATTGGAAATTAGTAGAATACAAACACTACACTTCCCTTACGTTTCAGAACATAATGAGAGGAAAATTGCCTCCACTTCAGCCTACGTGGGCGGTTGCTACAGACCCTACAATTAAAAAGAATAACCTAAGAGACAAGATATTCCAGTTCAGATCGAGATTTATCTACGACGATAACGAAAAGTCCACATGGTCTTGTATGAGTACCCCCACACTTTTAAATCTGGAATACGATGGCTACTTTGCTGATCCTTCTGTTAATAACACGATCAACGTCACGCTCCAAACAGGGACAAAAGAAGTCGTCAGAATCCAAATAGCCTGTAGGATAAACGGTGGTGACTGGGTGCTGGTGGACGATTTACATAAATATACACCTTCTTTTGGGGTTATAATAAATTCAAACACAACTACTTCTTACGTTTTCCGTAATGATATTGTAACTTTACCTTTAGACCAGACAGAAACTAACAATCTTTTCTCTTATGTGCCACAGATTTCTAAATGTCAGGAAGTAATAAAAGGAGAGAGAATAGTAGATGCGGACATCATAGAAGGATATGACTATCCAGCGGTTGCTTGTGCTTTAAGCGTGGATTATAACACGGTTGACCAGATCACAGAAACTTCACTTACCTCTGCTTATAGCTCTACGCTTTATTTATACACTCTGCCGTCCTTTTCAACACTTGATAAGGTTTCAATGTTGAATTTTATTATCCCAGTAAGTCTTACTCAAAAGATAACATTTGAATACTTTAAGAAAAACGAAACTACCATAGCATTAGTGCTCGCTGCCATAGTTTCAGAAATGGGTGACGTGGGAATTACAGCAACTACTGACGGTACTTCACATATTTCTATTACTTCTGCTAATTTCGGGTCACCGGATTTTATTCATGTAACCATTCCAGACAGAACCGGAGGGTTAAAGTATTCCTCTACTGTCAATCCAGGGATAGTGTTCTTTGATGAACTCAAAAGAAGTTGCTCAGTTGTAAAACTCGATTCTTTACAGGTAGAGAGCGTAAATGACGCAGTAGGTGGAACTACGGTTTCTTCACTCCCAGTTCCACAGATTTCTTTTAGTCTCACTGGGGATCCCCCGGATTGGGCTTACTCTTATAAGTTCTGTCACACTGATAATCGTTACCTATTTTTAGACATAGCAGTTCCTTCAGCTTATATAGTAGACAATTTCACTGCAAGAAAAGTCTCTCTGAATATAGATCAAGCGGTCTTAAATTACAGAGACATAAAACCCAATTCTGTGGTAGAACCATGGGTATGGGTAAAAGGTGACAGAATAAGAATTTTGGGATATTCTTCATTTGACTCCATTGAATATTTACAAAAGGAATACGACATTGAATTAAGCGTTGAGACAATTAACGGTGTTCCTTCTTATGTTATTCCTTATCAAAATCTAGATTTTAACCGTGACTGGATGATCGAAGTCTACAGAGACGTTCCTATCAACCAAAACCCTTCGGTTTATTTTGAGACAGGCAAAGAGTACCTAATAACCAACCCTAGAACGTCAATAGCTGCGTATGCCACTACTTCGGGAACGATTGATATGTACGATGCTTTTCAGCGTTCAAGCTCACAGAAAGGCTCGTATGCGTATGTTTTGGCTGGAGGTTCAGGTTTAGGAGGACTAGAGATATTTGACACGTCTATCCCTACCTCGCCACAGATAATAGTAAAGCAAAACTTACTTGCTAATGCGAGATTTATCACAATTATCGGTATTTACGCCTACGTACTCTACGACACAAAACTTCAAGTATGGGATATTTCTAATCCCGTCGTACCGATAGCTATTAATGACATTGACTTAGGCACTACTAACTGTATGACGGTAAGAATACATGGAGGGTATGCCTATATCGTATCGCAGTCTGCTACTTTAACCGTGGTGAATGTCACCTCGCCAACAAGCCTAGTAAAATATCCAGCCATAGCACTAACGGCAGGAGCGGAAGATATAGCTATTTACGGTAACAGGGCCTTTGTGTCTTCTTTCGGAAGTAGTGCTTTGGACGTAGTGGATATTTCTAATCCGCAGATTCCCGTTTTGGGAACACCTGTTTCTGGTCTTAACCAGCCACGTAGGATGTTCTTATCCGGAAACCTTTTATTTGTAGCCGACAGTGGTTCTAACAATCTTCTTATTTTCAATGTAGCCGGAACTCCGTATCTGATTTCAACCACAGCTATTGACCAAAATCCATACTCTGTTTTTGTACTTGGTAAATTCGCTTACACCGTTTCCTTCAATGATGGGTCACACGGGAGCATACAGAAAATAGACATATCAAGTATCTATGTTCCAGTGGTCGTCGGTTCGGTAAATGTAGGGATTGACCCAGAAGACCTTTACGTTTCGGGAATTTATGCGTACACTGCTAACTATACCTCTGATACGGTAAGCGTAGTAGATACCACGACTATGACGGTAGAAGCCACTACGCCTGCTTGGGGTAACTTTAAAAGTATTGTCGTATCCGGTAGCTCGCCATTTAACTGCATTGAGAGTAAGGACTACTCAGATACCTATAAGTCCGATCAGGGGGATTTACAACGGGTGGCTGTCTATTCTTTGGAGCTAAAGAGACAGAGGATAACCACTATGTTACGGTGGTCGGGAGTATATCTACAAAGCACCAATAAGAACGACCTTAGTTTTGTGGACGCATTCAACTACGAACAGGTTAATGAGACATTTGGTGGGATAACAAAACTATTTGAGTTTGGAGATATATTGAATTGCATTCAATTAGAAAAGGTGACAAGTTTCTATTTATCGCAAGCTGTATTAAAACAGGCAGCACAAAGCGGTGTAGATATAATTGCAACCTCAACCGACGTTTTGGGGTCACGCCATCAGTCAGCAGAAAGATTAGGCTGTCAAAACTCAGAGTCGTTTGTCCAAAATGGGTCTATATTTTACTATGCCGATATTATTAGCGGAGCCATAGTCAGAAACGGGAGCAGCGAGAGCGTGGTAATTTCTGATTTAGGAATAAAAAACTTTATCAAAAACCTATTCGCTAAAATAAAAAACTACTATCCATTCATCGTAGGTGGCTATGACAGGTCAAAAGGTGAACTGTGGTATACTATCTATGCTTACATATCGGGTGATATTCAGAAATGGACTCTGATGTATAATGAAGAAAATAGGTCATGGGTGTCATTCTTTGACTTTGTTGATGGTTCCGGAAACGTTCCTGAGTGTTACGGGGATATTGGACTTTCTTTATACGCTTTTATTTCAGGGGTAAGATATTTACACGAGGGAGATACGACATATTCTAAGTTCTTTGGGGTGACAGTTCAGCCGAAAGTGAATATCGTGGGTAAGGGAAATGGTAAGAGTGTTTTCAACTCAATTAAGATCATTTCCAACAAGGAATGGAAGTCCGATAATATCTACATATTCGATGATGCCGAATATGTGAGAATGCAAAGCAAATTACCGAAGATGGTCAAAAAGGAAAACTATTTCTATAGCCCCTTCCTGAGAAATGCAATTACTACAAATCCCACTTTCAATGCCAGAGACTTATTCAATGGAGACACACTTCGTGGCGATACTGCATTAATTGAGTTAAAAACTATTGAATCGGGATTGACGCAAATGTATTCCGTGGAGGTGACAACTACGCCATCATTATAAAATAAAATTGCGTATCACCAAATAATAACCTATCTTTGTATTGTCAATCGTCGCAGGTGACTAAAAAGATAATTAACACTAAGCCTAATCCCTGCGGAACTGCGACTCCAAAGGGATTAGGCTTTTTACTTAATAAATTATGAAAATACAAAAAGGGGAAACGGTGTGTGATAATAATAATAGGTTTTATGGCACATACTACCGGAGTGATTGCAAAATGTGGGCAGGAAAAATAGTCGTAAATAAAGAACAAATAAACCTTGGAATGGATAAAGATAGGAATATTTGCGCCTTACGATATGATATGTATATTGTAAATAACAATTTAAATAGGAGGACTAATTTTATGGTTACCGAACCACCAATAACTATTCCTAATACAAGGTGGATCAAATTAAATAATAATGAATTTACACTGGTAGATGAATGGAATTATGAGAAAGTAAACCAATTTATATGGTCGGTAGTAACAAATGATAATTCTACGGATGTAAAATATGCTGTTAGGCACTTTAAGGAAAACGGTATTGAGATACGCCAATTTCTTCATAGATTTATTCTTGGTCTTACCGATCCAAATGTATTTGTAGATCACATTGATAGGGACGGATTAAATAACACTGAAAACAATTTAAGGACTTGCACTAAATCTCAAAATAGTATGAATAGAGAAGGTAAGCTAAATTGTAGTTCTGAATATAAAGGAGTAACGTTTAATGAAAGATTAAATAAATTTGTGGCATGTTTACGTGGTAAACATCTTGGGTGTTTCGATACAGAAATTGAAGCTGCTGAATGTTACGATTTCTGGGCTGCATATTTTTATCAAAATTTTCCACATTTTAATTTTAAATACAAAAGGTTTAATACAAACCTAAATGCTATTGCATAAATACTGATTATGTGCTATCTTTGTAAAAAGATTACAAATGGCAGACGTTTCGGGATTAACTACTCTAGGAAAGGTTGTAAAAAAAGCGATTCATCGTGGAAGGCTACCTCTATCTGAATACAAATTAGTGTTTGGTCTATGTATGGATGGCATGAGAGACCTAAATCTTTACACGGTAAAAGGTGAAAGAATCCAATGGTTATCAATGACAGATACGAATTGTATTAATCTTCCGAGTGATTATCTTTCATTTATCAAATTAGGCGTTCCTATCGGCGGCAGACTTTGGTCTTTTTCCTACGATGGGAGCATAATTGCCCCAACTACTATGAGTAACGGAGTTGAAACCCTTGATGCTACAAAAGGAGAGGGTGTATCTGCTGTTCAGGGAAAATTTAATCCAGACGGAACCAGCGTTCCCTATAATAGTTCAGGATATAATTCTACTGGAGGACACAACAATTACAACTTTACTTTCGATTTAGAAAACAGAAGATTAGTTTTGGACGGAATTGACAGAACACAGGTTCTTTTGGTTTACAAATCTAATGGTATTTCGGCTTCCGGTGAAACATTATTATCAGCTACCTACGAAGAAGCATTACTTTCGTTTATTTCGTGGAAATTAGCAGTTGGTCAGAAAAATATGAGTTGGTCACAATCCGGGAAACAGGAATATTACGAAGAATGCAATAAATTAAAATTCCTTGAGAGTCCACCAATCGAGGCCATGTATGACGCTATCTATAGTACTTACCGTCAGGGAGTTAAACGATAAAAAAGATAAGATATGGATCCAATGACAATGATGTTAATAGCCCAGAGTGGACTTGCATTAGGTAAATCAATATTCGGTGGCATACAAACTGGACAGGCTAAAAAATCCCTAAATAACATGCCACGTCCCCAGATGCAAATACCCCCCGAAGCGATTACCGCTCTGGCTAATTCTCAAAAACAGTCGCTATTAACGCAAATTCCGGGATATGATTTAGCATCTAATCGAATTAACTCTGGGGTTCAGGCTAATACTAATGCGCTCTCTGAAGTAAATACCGGAGGGAGTTTGCTTGAATCTACCAACAGGGCATTTCAGCAAGGTCAACGTCAAATTACTGATTTAGAACTGGCAGGCGCACAATTCAATCAAGCTAATCAGGGGGCATACCGCAGCGAACTCGGTCAAATGGCTAATCTTAAAAACCAACAGTTCCAAGTAAACCAACTCGACCCTTATAACCAACGACGTGCTGAATTAAACAACCAAAGAGACGCAGGCAATCAGAATCTATGGGGAGGAATGAATAGTGCAGCACAGGCAGCCGGATCGTATTTGGGGATGTCGCAAGAACAGTCCAATTTTGATAAGTACTTTGGAAACAAGCAAACATTACTACCAACGGGAGCACCAAGCATGGGGAATACCAATACTTACGGTATCCCATCTATGGCTTTGAATAATAACCCATGGAATAAACCTTTAAATAAACTACCGTGGCAGATATAGGCAGTATTTTACTCCCCGATCCTAACTTAATGGATAACTATCAGAGGTCTTTTGATAAGCAAATGGCTCTCAAACAATACGTTGCCCAAGATTCAAGGCAGCAAGAACAACAATTTGCCAAGGAAAGTATGTTCATGCCCGATGCTGACTTACAAGCCTACAAAGGTCAGTCCGCAGCTATGGCACTGAATGTTCAAAAATATATGCAACACCGACAAGAGCTATCAGCAGACCGCTCTCGTGGAGGTTTTTTCGGTTTAGACCCAAAGGCTCAAGCAGAACTCGCAGCCGAGAAATATTCTTTAATGCAGGATCAAGAACAAAGACTACAGGCCATAAAAAATATCACTTCGGCAAAATCTGTAATTAACAGAGCGGATTTCCCAATAGCGTTTGACCCTAAAAACACAGAGGAATACATAAAACAGGTCAGCGAGGGGAAAATACCGAATTTTGATATTTTAAAACGCAGACCAATTGACCTTGAAAAACTGGCTACTGATTTTGTAAAACCCTATACTGATGACATAAAACAATCTATTGAGGTGCGAAATGGTAACGGTACTACAACAAGGACGTATAGCGGAAACAGGGTACTTAATGGTGGTTCTGATAAAATAACAGACCCAAAGACGTACCAATCTACTGCATTCAAAACCCTGACAGGGTTGTTTTTAAATAACGATATGATTAAAGAAGTATCCTACGATCATTACATGGAGGACGCAAAAGACAATCCTGATTTGTTAAAACAATTTGGAACAGCCCCTACAGCGGGTGTTATGTATATGGCTGCAAAGAAGAAAGATTTTCTAATGAATCTAGTTGGTGCAAAATCAAGTATGGGTAATAATACAGACACGCCAAAAGACGGAACTACCAAAAAAATAGTCACCCCCGATGGGAATATTGCTGATTTTAGCGGATACAGTATAAAACTAAAACTACCCGACAAATCAGATGCCACCGGAAGACAGCAAAACGATGTATCTGTTGGTACGTGGTCATTGGATGGCAAAAAGGCAACTGTCTATAAAACTGCGAGAGTATTTAATCAGAAAACCCAAATGTGGAACTCTAATACAACAGAAGAAGTAATAACTGACCCAACAGAACTTCACAGGATAAAGAACGCTATTGATAATTCTCATGTTACAATAAATGGTAATTTCACCACACCTACCAGTGCAGGTAAAGGAAAAAGAATTGGTAAAATCACAGGTTCAAACTAAACGAAATGCCAAATCCACAAGATAAAAACACAGCATCATTATTTCCTGCTCAGAAAATCAGCGAGGGTATGGATAATTTATTTGCAGTTCATAAAGCGTTACTCGATAATGGTTTTGACATAACAGGTGACAAACTCGTGTTCTCTAAAGACATGGCCGACCCGACCAACAGAAAAGCTGCATTTGACGCATTAAAATCTAATGGATACGATATTACCAATGATTTTGAAGTATTCTCAACCGATTTAGGTTATAGTGTAAAAAAAAAAGACAGTTCTCAATCTTTGGCTACACCGTCTCAATCCAAAAAAACTGATACTTCAATTAGTGAACCTATTCCATACCCAAAAGTTGAGGGTATCACAGATTTTAAAGGCTTTACTCCCGAACAACAGACTAAATTAAACAAGGACGCATTACAGAGAAATGACAAACTCTTAGTCGACCCCGTAATTAATCATTTTACAGAAGTTTTAGATACACAGAAAGACACTCCGTATCAGAAAATTCCAAAAATAACCTACCAAGATTATATCACAGACCAGAAAGCACCTAAACCGCTATCTGCATACTTACAATCTAAAGGAATAAAACCAAGCACTATCGGTGAATCCGATGATATAGACACAGAACAGCCCGTTTCAAAGCAATTAAGAGACTTATATGACTTTAAATTAAAGAAAGTCAGTGATTATTATTTAGACCCAACAAGAGAGTTAAAAGATTTTGTGGTTACGCCACAGGACGACCCCTATACGGTTAATCTTAAAAACTATGCACACCAAGCATGGACCAATAGAGAAGCCAATCCCATACTTGCGCCCCTACTCGGAACGGCAAAACAAATAATCGGAGGAGTAAAAAGAAGTATCATTGACCCTACATATGGGGTTGCTAACATTATCAGTGATGCACTTATTGGAATAGGCGTTCCTCCTCCACCTAAAATATTATCAAATGAAAGCATAGCAAAAGGACTGGACTATATTCCTGTAGTGGGTGATCTGTTTAATAGGTATGAGGATATGAATCGGAATGTTCCAGACCTACCAGAAGGAACACCTAATACGTTTGGTGGCAATGTGGCTAAAGTTGCAAATACGATACTTGGAGGTGCAGCACAGCTTCCAGGTATGATGGGTGGCATGGAAATAGGAGTTGGTCTAACTGGCGGCATAAGGGCGGGAAAACTCGGACTTACCATGGCAGGATACATGGGAGGTGAAGAATTCTTAAACAAATACAACGACCTATCAAAAGAGAATACCCCTGTTATTGATAAGCTAAAAGCATCTATAGCAGCAGGAATAGAGGGCGCAGTACAGGGTATGGCTATGGAAGGAATAACCAACGCAGCACCGTACGTAGCAGCTAATGTAGCAGCAAAAGGAGCATTGGGTAAAGAAGCATGGAAAACAGCAGATGAGGCAACAAAAGCCGCAGCAAGGGACATTTCACAGGCAAAAGGAGAGGGTTGGTGGACTGCAAAAATGATGGGATTCTTGGGTTGGGGTAACCTTGACTTAATTTCTCAATATATGCAAAATGGCTATGTTGATCCGTATGTCGCAGTTGGTAATGGTTTATTTGGTGGAGTGGTAACAGAAGCAGGAATACACAAAGCAGAGGGAATTGATATAGGCTCAGAGGCTATGGGTAAGAGATTCGACCACTGGCTACAAGCTACTCCCGAAGAATCTAAAATGATTTCTAGCATCAAGACACCAATAAGGGAAATGAGACAAGCAGCCAGTAAAATGGCTGAAAAAGTAGTTGATCCCAAAGATATTACCGTTGAGCAAAATGAGAACGGAACGCATACTATTTCTGCAAATTTTAACCTTGAAAACAAAACACAGCAGGAATTAAGCTCACTCGGAATGGGTGAATTTCTGACTAAGATAGCCAATGTAAAAGAAAGTAGTGACGAAATAGCCAATTACCCACAGTTTTTTACCGAAAAAACAAACGAACACTTAGCCAATGGAGATATAACTCCCGAACAACACGCTATTTTATTAAAAAAGATTAGCGAGGATGTTGCCAACCATGACCCGATAAATATTAAATCAGAAGAAATACAGAATGAAATTGACGTATTAAACCAAAAAATAGCCGGAGTAGACGCAGGCTATGATATTCCTGTTGTAAAAAAGGTCAAAATTGAATCACTAAACAAACAGATTAAAGAGAAAACAGCACAGATTGAGAATATTGTAAACGGTGTACCTGAAATTAAACCTGCCGAAACTCCGGCAGAACCCATTAAACCGGAATTACCAAAGACAGAGGAAGAGCAAATAGCAGATATAGAACAAAGACGACAAAATGAATTTAATAATACACAAGGAACTGTATTATTAAGGTCTTCAATTCCTATTATCGAGAGCGTAATAGCCGGAGATAGGGTATACAGGGCAGGAATAACGAGTACTGCGAATAGTGCGTCAGTGTCTATTAATAAAAACTTCACCAACATTGCAGGAACAGAGGTTAGGCTTAACGAATCAGAGTTTAAGGAATATTCAACACTGAATGGGTTATTGGAAAATGAAATAATAACCCGAAAAGAATATAGCGATAAAATGGACGAACTTGGCAGGCGTGTACTTGAAAGAGGGCTTGGTGAGAATAAAATAACAGATCATCGTAGCGAACTAATTACGGGTGAATCTATTAATGAAAAATATGATAATGAAATTAAAGCATTAAAAACAGAACAAAATCCACAGATTATTAATCCTAAACCCGAACCAAATGGTAAAGAAAAAACCAATGCCGAAGCCGACAATAACAAGAAAAGTGACGTTAGCACCAAAAATGCCAATGAAACCGACCAAAAAGGGCTGTTAAATCCCGAATTACCAAAAACAGATGTAGTGACAGGCGAACAACCTGTTGCTACTTCAATTTTGAACCAAGAAAATGATTTAAAAGGCGAAAAGAAGAATGATGCAATGTTAGAAGTTAAAAGGTCTAACTCTGTTGACGATTTGAAACCTGATGATATTGTTATCGTAAAAGGCAATAACCAACCCGATATGGAAATGTCATTCAGGGGATTTGACAATAAAGGTAATGCAGTTGTATATAGCAAAAAAGACGGTCAGTTTTCGGTTAAGAAATCAGAAATTACCCCAAAAGACAGCAAGGTAATAGGATATGACAATACTGAAAACATAGCATACGCACTCGAAAACGGAATATATCAAAAATGGGTAGGTGAGGGCAGAATATCTCAATTGGATGCTGAAACTATAATTAAATCAGCAGGGTTGGAAGTTCCAAAAGAATTGCAGTCAGTAGGTGACAATACGACACCGACTGAAAACAGACCGCCAACAGAATTAGAAATAGTAAAAATCAATTTAGGCTTCGCGGAAAAAGACCTATCTGATGCAGAAAATTATTTAATAAAAGCAGGTGGAAATGTACTTGCACCTGAGTTGAAATATAATACTGAAAAGCGAGCATTTAATAATAAAAGAATAAAAGAATTAAATGCCGAAATAGCAAGGTTGAGCGGTGATGGGAAAATAGAAAATAAAAAGGTATTAAATGAGACACCAAAAGAGATATTGTATTCAATCAAGGGCAAAGATGTTGTAGCTGAAATTACTGTAAAAAATAATACAGATATGATTGGGGTTGAATATTCAGATGGAAAAACTGAATATTTCAAAAAAGATAAACTTTCTGATTTAAAATCACATACACCGACTGAAAAGGTTATCGAACCGAAAGTCGAACCTGAAATTTTTGAACCCAAACAAGCAAAGGTTAAATCGGTTTCCGATAAAGCAACCGAACAACTCAAAAGAGACCGTATCAAAAAACAAGTTGCTGATTCTAAGGTGCTCAGAGAGGACAAAGATAGGGTATTGGGAGAATTATCCACTATTAGAGAAACAATAAAAGAAGACTTAGAAGTAAAGGGGGATTTTAAAACAACCCAAGAAGTATATGATTGGCACGTAAGTGCTTTTGGAACCGTAGGGAATTTAATAACAGATAATGTACGCTCCAAGCTAAAAGAAAAGGGAATTAATATTGATGAAAAAGGATATGTAACTATTAAAACTCCAAAAGGCGAGTTTAAATTTCCTGTTGCGGATATAGCAAGTATTGAAAAGGCAGTAAAACAGGACTATCCATCAAATACAACCGCAGGCAAAGCTAAATCCGACCCTATCACTTCTCCACGCCAAAGAACATACGTAAATCAACTTGACAAAAATGGTCGATATAAGACCAAAGAGCAAGTCTTGTCTGATATTGAATCACAGATAAGGATGCACGAAGAAAACATAGCACAGGCAAAGAAAACAGGTAACACGAAGCTAATTGAGACGTTTCAAAAGGAAATCGACAATCTGAAAGAATATCATGGTCAAGCAAAAGTAACTGACTTTGAACAAAGAGAAATTGAGCGAATTATCACCGAAGATTTGAGAGATAACCCATTAATGAAATTAGTTTCAAAACTAAATGAAAAAGGTGTTAAGATTGACAAAATTGAGTTTGGTAAAAAACTTCTTGCCTTAAACATGGCTGACTATAAGCTCGGAAAAAATGAGGGAATAGTAGACTTTAATAATGCAATGGATGAAGCATTACGCATTAAACAAGGTTATGATGGCAATAAAACAATTGAATCTGTTTTAGCTAAACACAATAGGGAGTTAAACAGGTTGCATGATGAACGTAATAGCATAACAGGCAGAAAATCAAAAGAACGTGATCGTAAATATGAGTCTGTAAATTCAAGAATAAAGGAAACAGAGGATAAAATAACCACACTCGAAAATAATAAACCACTAATCGAACAAGCATTAAAAAACGAACCGTATGAATACAGAGGTGGAAAACAAATCAAAATTGAACCTGCAAGAGACACAAGAATTATTATCAGCGAAGCACAGGCTATTGAAAATAAGGCAAAACTTGATAAATCGAGGACAGATTTTGAAGAATCAATCGCAAGGGTTGATAAAATAATTGATGAAATTGACAATAAGGTTGATGAAGTCAACAAATTCGACAAAGCACGCCAAACCATAGAATCCCTACGTGAACCAACAAAAGCGTTCATTGAGAGTAAAATCGGAGTAAACACACCCAAAGATGTCGTTAAAAACGGTATCGGGATGGACGAACTCGTAGACGGTCTGTTTGATTTTGCCAAAAAGTCAATAGATATAGCCGAGGGAGTTACAGAGAGGGCTAAACTGATTAAAGAATTTCTCGACCTGCAAAGAGAGAATTTAAAAGACTACGTTGAAAATATTGAAGAAGTCATACAGAAACTTGCGGATAAATTCAAAGCAGAATATAAACAAGAACCCGTAATAGAACCAAAAGTCACAGAATTTCCCCCACTTTCAGAAGCAGGTAAATCCGGTGAAATAAAAGAAAGCGGAAAAACATTCCAAACAGTTGCTGATTTTGTCCGTACCTATGAGGGAATTGAACTCAAAGGAATAGATAAATTCGCAAATGACTACATAGAGAATATGTCAGTTGACAGAGCCTATGATGAAGTTATAAGAAAAATACCTGACGTAGAGGTCGCACCTGCATTTCAGGCTATTCGTGGTCGCTTATTAGAGGTTTTGTCAGATGATGCAGCGACTAAAATGACTTCGGGGGAAAATATTGACGCATTGGCTGAGAAGATAGACAGACTAGGTCAGGTGTGGTCAAAGGAAGGTACTAAGATGGGACAAGCGAGTTCCGTTAATGCCTTATTCCAAAAATTAAACCATTTATACGTTGAAAACAGAGTCAGGGATGCCAAATTAAAAGCAAAACAACTAAAGGAAAAACCTATAAAAGAAGTTGCAAAAGAAGTTGTTACAAAGAGAAAACAGTCTTTTGAAAAAGGAATCGACGGTGCAGACAAAAAACTAAAACTAATCCACGATCAGGTTCCTGTTGTAAAAAAAGAGCGTGGTCAGAAAATAAAAGAAGCAAACGAATTAATTCAAAAAGGTCGGGATATTTGGAGAAACAGTAGGGGACAGATGAATGTTATCACAACCGCTACTGCCGAGTTTCTTAAAGGCGCAAGATACATCACAGAAGGGCTTGTAAAGAAGGGTTATTACGAAGTAGGTAGAATAGTCGAGGAAGTAAATAAACTCGCTAAAACGCACGGTATTGACTTTTCTAAGCACCAAAAAGAATTGTCGGAAATAGCCAAAGAGGAAATCGACAAAATGAAGTTTGGTCAAGTTGATAAATTAATCAATCCCGAACCAAAGGCTAAAAAGGAAACCAAAGAAACACTGAATAGTAAGTACCGTGATTTAATCAAAGAAGTCAAAACAGGTGACGTTGAAAAATTGGTCGATAAGTTTGTTTCAGACTTGGAATTAGGCGAAACAGAAGCCGGAAAACTTCGTGAAAAACTACTCACAGAGGCCAATAAAGTAAGAAGTGAACATGATTTATCTATTCAGGAAAAAGAAGCTAAAAAACAAGCAACAGAGGATAAAAAACAAGCCGAAAAAGAACAGGCCAAAACGGATAAAGAAATAGCCGACTGGAAAAAGAAATATGAAAATATCCCAACAGAAGAAGAATTTAACCAAAGCGTAGTCGATGATGTTTTTTCTTTAATTGAAAAGAATAATCAAGAACCAACAACTAAGGTCAAACCCGAAAATATTTCGAGTGATTTCAAAACTTTTATAACCGATATTAAAAAAATTGTCAACGACAATCAAAACAATAAAGACCTCAGAAAAGAGGAACTTGTTAAAAAGTTTGTCTCTGAATTAGGAATTGATAAAAATTCTGCTGAAAAAATCTACGATGCAATAAAAATAGAAGCGGATAAGATTTATAAAAAAGAAATTACAAAATTATTTACTCAAAAGTTTGGAATAATAGGTAAACGAGTAAGCGTAAAAGGCAAAGCATTTGAAAAGTTAGCAGGTGACGTTGAAAGAGGTGTGTTTGATGAAAACTACGATCAATTTGCTACCGGAATATCAGAAAAATATGGATTAAGAGAACTAACTACAGAAGAAGCTAAGATTTTAGGTGAATCAATAAGGGCGGCCAAAGCAACATCTGATGGGCCACTTGGAGAAATTGCGATGTTTAAAGCATCTAAGATTTGGGAATTCTTAATGCCACGAGATCCCATGTTAATCGGAATGATTAAAACAGGAATCGGTATAACGTATGAAAATATGCTATCGGGGCCGACTACTCAGTTTGCGAATATGATTCCAAATATTATGAACATTTCATCTAAGGGATTTGAGAGAATAACAAATCCAGGTAGATGGGGTGATTGGTATAAAGGAATAAAAGAGTCCGAAAAAAGATTTATAGGTGATGCAGCCAAAAGGACGCCTTTATATAATATGATTGAGACTTATTATCTTTACTCTAAATCCGTAGAAACAGCAAGAAATATAGCATGGAGAATATTAAGACACGGAGGAATAAGCAGTACTAAATACACCGAAGGAACTGACGTAAAAACAGTAATGTCTCATGTTCCTAACTCGGAGTTACTCAGGTTCGGGGATTTGGGCGATGTGCATAATATGACCCGCTATCAACGAATAATGATCGGCAAGTGGAACGCAAACCCTACCGAGATGCTAAAGTATATCACAAGGTCATTAGATGCTGGGGATAGGTCTATTCAGCATATAGCCAAATCTGATGCTATTGCACAGCTTTTAAGATGGGCACAAAGAGAGGACTTAAAAACTAATTCCCACGAAAATGAAAATGCAGTATTAAATGATGTTTTCAGTGATATGTTTTATTCTAAAATGTCCGACGCTCAGAGAGAAATTGTCGACCAAAGACTTCAAGAGGCAGTAAATAAATATATCCAGAACGTAAAAGAATTTCCAAGTAAACCGCAAGTAGCAGAACAAAGGGCTTTTATTATCGAAGGTCTGGCTAGAGAGAAATATAAAATAGATCCCGAAAGATGGAACCTTATGGAAGAAGACGTAAGAAAAGCCGTATTCAGAGGAGAAGGAGGAGGAACGTTTACAATGATGGCAGACCTCATAGGTAGGTGGGCTAGTCATAATTTGGCTACAAGGGTTTTCTTTATGCAATTTGTCCCATTTACATCAATAATTGGTCACATGGGAGACTATGGACTAGACTACGTGGTAGGTATTCCAAGGTCTTACGGAATAAGCATCACACATGGACTTTCTAAAATAAATCCTAACATTAAATCAGGAAAAGCCGGAGAAAGAGGTCTTGATGGGTTAATACCAGAATCCTTAAAAAGACAAAGGGATAGAGGTTATTTCGGATTGGCTATGATGACTGTTGGCGCTGCTTTATTCTTTGGAAACAAAGACAATGAAATCCACGGAAGCATGGCGTATGACGACATAGACAACAGAGATGATGCTTTCACCGCTAAGATAGGTAATTTTAAGTTTAATTACTCTATCTATCCACAGTTGATGTTGCCTTTTGGGTTTTTGGGTTCACTTCAGGATATGAAAAGTGCCGGAATAATTAAAGAAAACCAAACTAACCTTAACATTCTTGATTCGGAGAATAAAAGACAAGCGTTTGCAACTTCTATGATATATTTTGACGCTTTCGTAAAGTCTCTTTCTGTTATAAAAGAACAATCAGTATTAAGTGGATTGAATAATTTAATAACCGTAGGTCAAGACGCTATTGGAAACCAGACAAGTTTTCAGAAACAACACGCATTAGGAGAGGTTGCCAATCCAACAGTCGAACCACAGGAGAAAGATAAAAAACTGCCAAAACCCGTAAAAGATATGATGAGTATTTTCGGGAAAGGAGTTACAGGATGGCTACCAACAAGGAATAATTTAATACAACAAGGATTAAGGTTTTTCGACCCGCATAAAAAACAAGGCTTAACTGCATGGGATATTGTAATGAACTCCATGGGGACTCAGGTATTTACCAATGGTGACGCATTAAACGTACTTGGGGACAAGCAAACACTATATCCCGGAACGAACCAAGTCTACTACTCAAAGACGCCCGACCCGTACAAGGATTTTATGAGAGAATGGAAAGCACAGCCCAAAAAACTCGATCCTTATGCTTTTTATACTGTAATTTCTGCTGATGCCGTAAAACAAGTAGAGACACCAAAAGGAATGGTTAATGATACAACTTGGTCGGCAAAGAAGGTTCAGCTTGACGAAAAACAATTCAGAAAATACGTCGAGGAAACCGGAAAACAGTTTAAGATGCAAATTGACGTACTAAAAAATGCCACAGAGTTTGTAAAAGATTACGCTCCGATAGTTTTAAATGAAGGCAAGCCCGGAGTTCAAACAGAAACCCTTATGCAGAAAAAAGTAGGTGAAGCGTGGAATAGAGCTAAATTGCTCGCACTTCCGGCTATTCAAATAAATAATATTCAACCAATACCTAATCCATAATCGTTCTAAATTACTGACACCTATTGCATTTTGATTTTTTGTGTTGTAAATTTGTCGAAAAAAAATATGGACAAATTAGCAATGCTTCAAAACGCACATGAGGAGATTTATAAGAATACCGCAATTATTGAAAGCATAAACAGCGACATTAAGAATGACTTAGAATCTTTTGTAAAGAAAAACTATGGAGAGACCAAAGTAAAAAGGGGTGAAAAAGAATTTGAATTTTTTCAGTGTATAGTCGCTACGTCTCGTTATGATACAAGTAGTACAACCATTAGATTGTATTTTGTTATTTGCAGTAAGGTAGAAAAAAGGGTACGGGAAAGCATTGAAAAAGAGGTAAGGTATATAAAAGAAGATACATTTCAGGTGTGGGTTAGAGATAGGTATCTGAATCGCTTTATCCTTCAAATGGACTACAGTATAAAAATTGAACAAGTATTTGATGGAAAAATATCCCTAAGGATAGAATAAATTATTTGTATCCATTCTAAATAGTGTCTAAATTACAAAATCGCTTGCTTTTTCAATAAAATTGATATTACCTTTGCATTCACCCAAATAATGTACTATCTTTGCTATGTCATTTGTTAGGGGTGATGTCTTAAAATCTGCGGTTCTAAACAAACCAACGAAACCCCTGAGAAAGCAGACCCTAACCTACTTTTGATGGGGTTTTGCTTTTAGGCAGATGACTAGGGTTTCAGTTGCATCTTTTCCCTAGTCTGATTATATCGAGATAACCCAAAGTGCTGACACGAAAACATAATCAACCGCAAAAAATTACTATGCTCTATCCAAAATCTGATAACATAGAACCGCAGAGAAAAGTTTGATTATGGGTCTTGCATAAAAACCGTGAAAAGCCAGAGCTAAACGGATCTCAAGAGAGATGGGGGTGCATTATTCAGAGTGTCTGACTAAATCGAAAGATTTGGTACCTCCTGCGGGGGATAAAGATTTTCTATTTCCTTATTCATATTTAATCTAAATATTCAGTTGCATAAACTTTAAGAAATGGCTATCTTTGTAGAGAAATAAAAATCTACAATTATGTCGATAATCAGTATTGGAGTTTTGATCACGCCACAGTTACAAGGGATTGTTAGTGGCGCAGGCATCAAGTCAACAGGGGACAGCGTAACCCTTACCGGAGTCCCTAATAACAGGCGTTATTTTGTCAATTGGAAGCTACCTGACGGCACTTTCTCCACGAATAACCCTCTTACCTTCACGGCTTCTGTAAACGCTACATATGAAGCCAATTTCCAAAACTACGTATCCGTAAAAGTCAATACGGTAGGTAACGGTTCAGTCACAGGTGAAAACCTACAAGCCAAACCCACCGACACCATTACTTTAGCGGCTACACCCAAAACGGGACAAAGTTTTGTTGGGTTCTACGAGCGAGGAAACTTACTTTCAGCTTCCACTCCTTATGTGTTCAAAACCTCTGGCGACAGAGTGATTGATCCTGTTTTTCAGAACACGGAAGCACCTACACATTTAACTTCTGGCACGTTTGTTTATCCACCGATCAACGTAAAAATTATAACCTAATGGAAATTACATTAGTAGGCAGAACAATTA